TCAACTCTGTTTCATCATCAAGGAAATGGTATATGTCTGCTTCTATAGCATCCATTGTTGGACTTACAACTATATCAATAACACCATTACTATGTGTTACGCTTAAGACTAAGTCTTTTTGACCAAACTCTAACACTTGCTTGACAAACTCTTCTGTAGTATCTACAGTCTTGAAACCGTTCCTAGAGAATAACATATTGGTATTCCTTCTTTCCCTGTAATGCTCTTGATGATTGTACCATAACCATCCAAATTCCGCTCAACAAACCTACTCCACAAAGACCTACTGCAAACATCATTGTAGTGTCAATGTTGCCACCCAAGATGTATTCTAATAAAGCAGAAATTGGAGCCATACATAAAACAGTAACTGACATTACTGAGATGCATTCCAATAATGTATATAGTGTTTTAGGCATATGCTTTGTAATCTGCCAAAACGCAAAGAATCCACCACCCCAAACAACAACATAAAACAAACGATTAATTATATCTAAAGTCATCCTGCTATCTCCCAATTATCTACCATAACGTCTTCTGTCTTGAAAGTGTAATATGCCCAAGAGATTTGTTCACCTTTTGACGTTAAGAACATAAACTTTAATCTATCATCAATAATTCTTACAAAGTAAATCATGGTGATATCGTCTTTGGTTTTTCTCTCTCTGGTGATGCATTTACCATCACGGAGCATTGGCAATACCTGTTCAAGTTTCATAAGAATAGTATATCATAAACTATATACCTGTCAAATTAAAAAAATAACTTGCAAGGTATAGTGTTAGTGATATAATTAGTCATCGAACCAAGGAGTTTAGAAATGAACAAGCAAGAAGTTATCACGATGTTTATGAATGCTGTAGGACAGTATACAAAGGCTATTGACAAAACAGCTGAAACCAATATCACTTACAAGAAAAGTGTTTACGCTCTTGAAGATGCTGTAAATCTCATCTACCGTGAAGTAGACCCAAAAGAATTAGGTAGCAATGCAGAAGCCCGTAATGCTAAGGTTTCTGAAAAGACCCAAGATTTGATTATTGCAAAGCGTGAAGCAGAATTTCTCTTGGAAACCGCTCGTGCAAATGAATCACGTATTAAGGCTGAAGTAGACCAAATCAAGTACATCATCCGTGCGCTTGAAGTCAAAGAAGAAGCATAATTAGGAAGGGGGTTGAAAAACCCCCTTTTTTTATTTGACAAAATTTTTTAGGTATGGTTTTTACCATACCTAAAGATAATTCCCAAGAAAAATTCTTGGGAATTATCTTTATTAGATTATGAACAGTAGATTTCACCTTCTTCGTCAAATCCACAGTCAATAGCGTATTGCACGTCATCACCATCAGCAATAGTGTAAGTCACTGTTACTACAAGTTTCTTGAAAAATTCTTTGCCATAACCGTTTACAATCATATCAAGAGCTGAATGTGCGATTTCATTCAATTTTTCCCAAGAGAATTTTGTATCCTTCCATGTGTTGGGGGTTTGGGAGTTGGTTTCGCCCATTAAGTGTTGTGAACGGATTTCTACTTTTTGAACAAGGTATGTTGTTTCCATGCCATTATTATATCATTAGTCATATACCTGTCAAGATATTTTATAAATATATTATGAACGATGTAGAGCCAGAATTATACCCTGTTGATTTTCAAAATATGATATCTGACGTGTGGGTATATGTTAATCCCCTTACTGGAAAACATGCTAAGTCAACATTGACTGGAAAACTTGCTGTATTCCTGAATGAAGAAATAGGTAGGAGCTGGGAAACAAAATCTAAATCATTGGCAGGTATGATAGGATACTTAGTCACTTGGGATGAAATGATAGAAATTTCTAACAAGCAGACAGGGGGAGAATATGAGTTATATACTACTCATTATAACTAACGTATTGTGTTTATGTATGCTTATGTGGTTATGTGTATTTAGTTATATGGTATGGAAGAATGTTAAAGATAATAAATAAGACAGACCACGTTATAGCATTGATGATAGACAACTCTTGGGAGACAATTATGCCCCAGGGTTTGTCATGTAAATTGGTTGCAAACAAGTCTAACCCTATAATAAAAGACGGTATACGATTCAATCCTACAAGGTTCAATCGTGTTGTTGAACTACCTAGCAGACAACTTGATACTATTATAATTGTAGAGAGAGAAGTAGCCTTGTTTATATGGAAGACCTTATATAGAGAAGATGTCTGTTATTTAGACTACCCTATTGTTAGAGATGATAAGTATAATAGTCTTGCTGCTATGAGTCTTGTATGTTTAGAAGACTCTTCTATTCGTTATTGTTTGTAAGATCCATCTTTTCTAAAGGGCATGGGGGGGGTATGTTAGAATATTCTTTGGGTTCCCGCTCCCCCCTATCAAAAAAAAGGCCATATGTGAAGAAATCGCACCCTAGTTTTTGCCCCATAACCTTTGCCCCATAATTTTCTAGAAGTATGGGGGGGGGTGGTTAAATTTTATCATTTTGCCCCAGGATTAGGTATCTTTTTTGCCCCAGGATTATATATTAATTTTCTTCCCTACATTTTGGCCCAGGATTAGAGGGGGGGGGTGGTTAAGTTTTATTGTTTTTGGTAATTATTAGGTATCTTTTTTGCCCTAGTATTAGTATATAGTTTTTGGGCCTTGTTTCTGATAAATTTTCTGACTTTGTTTTTATTATTCTTTGATAATAATTTTTGTCAGAGTTTTATCAGATTTTAGGGGAGACAAGGTGTGATATAATATGGGCAGGAGAAAATTATGTTTACTAAATATTCACAGGAAGAGTTAGAAGAATCAATAACGGATGCTGGTGTAGAGAAAGCATTTTTAGTTTATAGTGAGAGGGGTGGTCGAGCGGGTTTGGAATCATTTTCGGCGCAATGGAAATCTCTTATAGGTAGAATGATTGAGGGCTACACTAATCTTATGGGTGTTAGTATTGCAGAGGAAAAGTATAAGAGAAACAATCCATTTTGGGATCCTAGAGATTAAATAAAAAAAGAGGAGCAAAGCTCCTCTTTTTTTATTGTTAGTGTCAGAGTTTAGGGGAGACAATGTTGTTTCCAGTATTATATAGGTATGTGGTATAAATTTGCGAAACAAGGGTCATTATGGTCAATTGTGAGTCCTACATTTGAGCAGGATGTTGACAATGCTATTAACGCTTCAAAAGTCATTGATACAAATGGCAAGTACAAATTAGATATTGATTTATTTCAAGAAAATTTTAGAAATATTCCTGATAACAAATTGAAAGATCTTAAATTTAGTTATGCAGAAGGCTCAGCAGATACAGCTGGAGCATATTATGATCCTGAAACTCATGAAGTTGTTGTGAATATATATCACTATCAAAATCTAAATTTGAATTATTTGAAATCGACATTAAAGCACGAGATTATACATGCTATTGAAGATTTGTTACCTTTTCGTAAGAAAGAATTATATATAGGTTCTGGCAAATTACATTCAACAGATAATTTTGGCACTTATAAATCGCTTCCAAATCAAAAACCGTTATCAAGCTCAAGAGAAGATGCCAGATATGATCTTGCAAGAGACTTGACGGTTGATTGGAGCGATACAAGTAGTTATGAAAAACCAGTTGATGCAGAAATGCGGAAAAAAAGAAAAAAAGTCCTTAAGGAATTAGACAGAAGAAAAGATTCAATTTTTGGCCTTTCTGAATTTTATTACGCAAACCCAAGTGAATTAAGAGCAATAAGATCTGAGTTTGATACTTTTTTCAGCTTCGATCATTTAATTCATACATTTCACACTTATTATGAAAATAGAGAAAAAGGTAAAGAGATATTTTTGGAGCAGTTCAAAGTTCTAATACAAACCATAGTAAATATCAAAGATGTTAGCAGTTCATATAAAACATCTGAGCTTTATAATAATATTAAAGAAACAACTCAATATACCATCGATGATTTATTATTTTCACAGATAATTAGAAACTTAAATCCTCAATATATAAGACAAATTGCAAAATATTTGACAAATCTTTATATTGATGTAAAGAAATATCTTGATAGTTATGAGCCAGATAATAGTGATACAGAAGTAATAGAATAAAAAAGAGGAGCTTTGCTCCTCTTTTTTATTTATTTCTTATCTTTTTTGTCAGTTATTGGTCCGCCTGTCACCCAAGCGTCACAAGTTCTTTTGGCTGCACATTTAAATTTTAAGAATTTACAGTAGCCAAGTTTTCCTGCGTTTATGGTTTCTGTGGCATCTTCTCCTATGCCTTTTTCTATGCAGTCCATTGTTTTTGTTGTAATATCGAAAGCAGCACAGTTACCGCATAGCATGTTTTTCACTTCTGATAGGTCATCCACTTTCCACATATCCATTTTCTTTTTCCAGAATTTGTCATTTGGTTGTGATGGGTCAGCTGGTCCATATCCGTGTTCATTGATAGCTTTTTGTCTATTTTTGAGGTTGAGTTCAATATCTTGTGTTGCATCTGGGCAGTCTTGTTCTTTTTCAGCTAATTTGGTCATAATTAGATTGATTCTATTAGCTAAAAGAATTTCGTGACTGTTTTCAAAATCGTCAGCTATATTTGCTAGGGATGATAAAATTATTCTTTTATTCATTATGGTCTCCATAGTAATATTTTAAGTATTTATTATTGTATCCTTTTAGGAATCTTGTTTTGATATGAATAAAAATACATTATGAGAATTAGTCCAATTGGTGTTGACAAGTTGAAGTATTATGATTGGTTTTACAGTGAGGATCATAATCTTTGGTATTATTTTAAGAAGCGCAAGAGTGATAGCTTTAATAGTGCAGAGCTTGATGACACTTTAGATCCAAAAATTAAGAGTATTGTAAAGTATTTGAACAATAATGGTTATGACACGTTGCCAAGTTGCGAGGGCCATAATCGCACAAAGAATTTCATTGATAAGGCTTGGAAAAATCTTTTGGGTGATAGGAAAAAGATTCGCACTATTGGTTTATGGTTAAATAATTGCGAGAATGATAATAAATATTTTTTAATGGATCCTAATTGGGAGATTCCTTTTAGTTATAGAGAGTTTAGCGATATATGTAGTGGAAAGAAAGAAGTGGTGGGTTATATTGGGTTTTATTGCGATGATGAAAAAGTTTTCAGGTTGTTAGAAGGGTTATTTAGTGGTAATTCTTATGTTTCTGTGCGTTTTGATAGTAAGGTTATAGAAATATTTAATAAGAGTAAAGATGATATTATTAGAGGCAAAAATTGGGATTTAATAAGTAAAACTTTAAAAGATGTGATTAAATAAAAAAGAGGAGCTTTGCTCCTCTTTTTTATCTCACTCCCGAAAAACTTATTTTGCTCATAAATATTCCGCTTAGTTTTCTGTATGCTTGTTCTGCATCCATAAATTTGCTAGAAAAAATTCTTATAGCATTTAGGATATTATCTCTAAGTTCAGGATTTTTATTGATTTCTTTATATCCTTGAAGATTTGTTTTATTAGACAATGAGAGTCCTATATCTGTATCTGATTTACTTGGGTATGCTTTCCTCATTTCTTTAAAGACAATCTCATATACTTTTTGGTTATAATCAATAGGTTTAGGATTCAGTTTATCTAGTTCTTCAGCTTCTGTTTGTTGCATTCTTTCGTATGCGGTTTGTGGTGTTTGTTTTTGGGAATTGAGTTCTGGGTTATCAGAAAGATTTTGAGCTGACACGAATTGTTTAAGATATTTAAGATCGTTTAATAATGTTTGTCTATCGGTATCTGATAATCTTTCTGTTTCTAATTTATTAGAAATGAACTTAAGTCTTTTTTCTGCAAGTGTTTTTTGATATTCTGGGCTTTGTAGTTGCTTGATTCTTTGTGAAATATTTTTTTCATCAATAAATGATGGCATATTCCAATATCTATTATTAGTGTAAATATCTGATATTTCAATTAGCCCTGAGCCTGGTTTTGCAGATTTTAGTCTATCAATTTCTTGTTGAATTTGTGGGTGTAATTCAATAAATCTATTTTTGATAAAATTAGATTGTGCTAATTTTTTCATGACATTTGTGACAGATTTAGATTCTATGTACATACCTGAATCGTCAAGTTCATTTGCTATTTTATTTAGGGATGCTACTATTTGTCTCTTATTCATTTTTTGTTCCTGTGTAGGTTGTTATAATCTTTTTACAAATCAAATTATTTTTTCCCTTTATATTATTTATATGTATTATTTCCAAGCAATGAAAAATTTGATAGAATTTCGGGATTATATTTTAGATAATCAGGGAAAAGAAATATTTTTTGGAGATATGGAATTTTATTATATTTTAAGCGCAGACTATTACTTAAAAATATATGAAGTGGATTTGGACGAGTTTGACATTCCTGCGCCAAAATGGAAAGGATGTTTCGGTACTAATATTTCTTCAATATTAGAAAGTTGGAAGAGAGATATTCTTTTATAATAGTTTTATGAAAAAAGGATTGTTTTTAATTAGAGGTGAGTCATTTCGAGAAGGAGGGCAATTTAGTAGAATTATTGGCTCTAGAAATTTTATTAATGATCAAATCGAGGCTGCCAACACACATAAAAAACTCTTTTCTAAATTACAATTAGAGGGCAATGTTATTCATGTTGCATTAGATACTGTGTCAACAAATTATGACAAATTATTAATGGATGTTTATGGAGATATACAAAGTTATAATTTTAAGTCTCAGCATGATTTGTCTCAATATTATGGTGTTCAAAAAGCATTAGATAATATAGAATATTTGTTTAAGCAAAATGATTATGATTTTTTAGTAATATCAAGAAATGATTTATTTTTGAGGGATGAATTTATCAATTTATTTAATGTAAATGATGAGGTTGTAAAATTTCCATGTGTTTGTTGGTATGAGAATAGAAAACTCGATTCTGGATTGCCAAGAGTTGTAGATACATTTTTTTACATACCAAAACAATTTTTAGGATTAAGAAAAACATTTAGGGTTCAAGGCTACAAAGATGGCCATGATTTGCTTGATTTATGGGTGAAATCTTATTCAAATCTTGTGTATGGTTTTTATATAAACACATACCATGATTCGAACACTATACATGATTGGAATCCATTATATAAAATGATAGGTCGTCCAGAGTGTTTAGAAATGAAAAGTGATTCTAAACTAACATATCCAGAAGATTTCTAATGAGAATAATCTTTGGGATACAATTATATTTTTATTTCATATGGGCAAGTGAGAGTGAAAACTTAGTTCAATGGTTTCTTTATGCATTATTGATGTGGGTTGCTGCGTATTATTTGCATTTATATAATTGGGAAAAGAGAAAGAGCTATAGGAATGCTATAGCTCTTTACAGTTTGGTAATTTATTGTTTTATATTTTGTTGTAGATTAATTTCACTCGTCGGGAATAATATCACCCTGTAAATCTTGTATTTTCTTTTGTTGTTCTCTTTGAACATCGTGTGCATTTGCTATTGATATTTGGAATTTGTCTATAATTTCAATTGTTTTCATGATAGAAGATTTTACTTCTTCTAAATTTTGATAATTATTATTTCCTGATCTTGTTGGCATGTCTTCTGGTGATATTGTTTCAAAATTATTTAGTTCTTGCATCAATTCGTTATAATCGAATGGGCGAGAAGATATATCACCATTATTTTCTAAAATATTTGTTTGTTTTAGTAATCTTGTTAATGTTCTTTCATCATAATAATTGAATAAAGCCCTAATACCATCTTCTAAATCTTGTTTATATTGTATGGCCATAAGTAAAATGGAAGCTATCTTGTCAGCAGCTTTATATTGGCCATTTTTGTCTAATTGTTGGGCTATTCTTACTAATTTATTCATATCTTCTAGGATCTAATTGAATCTCTATAATTTCTTTAGGAAAACCTTTTTCAATTTCTTCTAATATTTCTGTAAATGTTTTGTCTTCTACATTATTTTTTTGTTTATAAAGGCCAGCTTTACTTAATTGGATCTCTAATGGATCGCTAGGATTGCCTTTTCTCACTTTTTCAAATAAATCTTCAAAATTCTTTGGATCCACTGTTTTGTGATGTTTTGAAAGGCCATCTTGTAATGATTTATAAAGTTCGCCTTTTCTCACCTCTTCTAATTGTACTTCTTGTTGTTCTAATCTTTCTTTTTGTTGAAGAAGCGCTGTTTTAATAAATTTTCCCATTATCTTGCCCTATCTGCATTTAATGCTAATTGTTTGAGTTTATTTTCTTCTTCATAAGTAAATTTAGAAGTTTGTTTTTTGTTATTTTTATAAGTATGATATTCTGCAAGTGCTTTGTCAGTTACATCTTCATAAGTTATCACTGAAACTCTAGGTTTTATTGGAGCAATAAAATCTGGATCTTTTTTGGCTAAAAATTTGCCAAAATTTGTCCAAGCAGCAAATTGAGGAGAATCAACTAAACTTCCTTCTTCAAGAAGATTAGTGTTTTCTTGTGCAATTTTCATCATAACTCGTGTTATTTCATTAGATGCTTCCACAAGATTCAATTTATCTAATTCTTCACAAATTTCATTCATTGATATTAAGATTCGTCTGTTCATTATCATTCCAAAAAATAAAGGTATTTATATGTTAATGTACAGTAAGAAGATTTATCTCACCTTCTTTTATAATATTACTATGAACAGAACATTTGTTATTTTTAGTGTGGATGAAATTTCACTAATTGATTTTTTGCAGGTTTTAGAGACTAGCGCTGATACATTGCGCAAGAGTGTTGATGGCACTAAGACTTTTGTGAAATGGGATGGAGATACGGTTCCAACTTGTGTTGAAAGTCTCACTACCAAATCTGACTATCATACATATGAAGAAATTTTAGCTATTCTTGCTGGCCCAGATTGGACACAGCCGGTCTAATTATTTCCCTCTACTACCACTTCTTCTTATTTGAGGCTTTGGCGCATTTGTCAGAGCCTTTTCATTTTTATTATCTATAGAAGTTTTTGCACCATTATTATTTGCGCTTTTGAATTTACTTAATAATGCTTCTTGTTCTGGAGACAATTTCTTTTTCATTTATCTTCCTTGCGACTTAAAGAATTGATTTTTTTCTTTTTCAAATTGTTCAGCTTCTTCAGTAGTTCTAAATACATGTTTTTGGCTGTAATAGTTTCTTGCTTCTTGAACTGTTTTGAACTTTGGGCCATCTGATGATTTGGTTTTATTATTATTTACTATGCTATTTAATAATATATCTTCATCATGTTTACTGATATTTTCATTTTTCTTATATGATTCTTGTTTTTTCAACATGCTTTTTATTTCTGAATTAAGCATATCTTTTGAAATTTCACCTTTCATTGCTTGCATAATTAAATCAGTTGCTTTTGCTGCGTCTTGATTAACCATACTTTTAAAAGATTCTAATTTTCTTGGATTAGTTGATGATTGATGAGTTTGAGCTAGTTTGACAGCACGTTCAGTAAATTCTTGCGCTTCTTGTTCGTGTCCAGCATCATCAAGAATATTTGCGAGTTCTATGTATCCAGCAATTACTTTTTTCATAATATATTATTCTCTGTAATATTGATTTTCACTAGTTTATTTCCATATCTTTTTTATTCTGTCTATATGTTCTTTTTCTAAACCTTTGTATGGATCTGTTTTGATATGATTTTTGGCTTTATTGCCCAAACTATCATCATCTAATATTATATAGTTTTCTATGTTGTTTTTATCTATAAATCTTTTTATTTGTTCCCATCTGTCTTTGTGTTCTTCGCCTTTTTCATCTGTCTTTGCTATCACTGCGCATTTCGATCCATTTTCTTTAAATATCTTATTTATTTTTTCTATTGGATATCTTGTGCGCCAATAGGAAGACAGCACTATTTTAGGATTATATTTTTCTATTATTTGGTTTAAAAGATCTATTTGTTTCTTACTAATTACAAAAGATATATCATTTATTTTATCTAGGAATTCTTCGCCTGTCACATTGTAATCATTGAAAGAATTCATCACTCCATCTATATCTAGGAAAAGATACTTCTGTTCTTTTGCGCCTTTTATTGTAATTTTGTATTTCATATTTTTATTATAGAGAGTTTAGGATATGCGCTCCTTTTTATTAAGAAATTATTTATTTCTCTTAATATATCTTTACTTATTTAGTGGAATAATAATTACAGATTTCTAAAAGGAAACTAAAAAATGAAAAAAGCGTTTACTCTTATTGAACTCCTCGTTGTCATTGCAATCATCGCTATTTTGGCTGCAATTCTCTTCCCTGTTTTTGCCCAGGCTCGTGATAAGGCTCGTTCTGCATCCTGCTTATCTAATATGAAACAGATTGGTACATCTACTATGATGTATGTCCAAGACTATGATGAGAACTATTACCCACACCGTTTCAACTGCCGTGATGCTTCTGGCGCATTTCAGGTTTGTCCTCAGTATGTAGGAGATCCAGCTGCTAGTGCTTACGATGCAAATTCTTCTATGCGTTATTACTGGGTACACTTACTTCAACCATATGTAAAGAACTATACTTTATTCAAGTGTCCTAGCAATCCAACTGCTTTTGCACCAGGAGATAAAGCAAAGATCAATTTCAATGCACCAGGAGCATTGGGAACAAACTATGGTGGACAAAACTCATATGGACATAATGATGCTTGGATGAGTCCTGCTGGTTCATTCGCTGATGCTAGTGGTAATCCACAAAGTGTTGCAGCAGCTAGCGTTTCCAGACCTGCTGGAATTATTCTTGTATCTGATGCTTCTTACTATGGTGTAGTTCCAGATGTAATGAATGAATCAGGTTTACTTGATACTACTAAATTTACTACTTCAGATATTGCTGCTATCCAAACATATGTAAATTCACAAGGTAGCCAATATAAGTATTATTGGAAGAATCTTGGAAACGCAAACTGGAGTGCATCTGGTGGCACTCTCGACGCTGCAACAGGATTGAATAAAATTGGTGCTAGACATACTGGTACTGTCAACTGTATTTTTGTAGATGGACACGCTAAGGCTGTTCAATACAAGAAAGCAGTAGGAGATCTTTGTCTCTGGGCTACTGGTGATTATCAAGGCTGCAATTAATTTTTAGCAAATTAGAAAAAAAGATCTACGAAAGTAGATCTTTTTTTTGTTTCTGTTTGCTAAAAGATCTATCTTAATCTTTCACTCATTTATTGAACATATAATACTATTGTTCGTCTATTGAACAGAGGTAAAAATTATGAATAAAGTGCTCGTCTCTCTTGCAGCTTCTTTGGCTGTTCTCGGTGTCGTTTTTGCACAGGTTCCAGGTGGCTTCCAAGGTCAGGATGCTCCTCGTCCGGTTGGTCCTGGTCAAGGTGGTGGACGTGCTGGGGGTGGTTCTTCTGTAGCTGCTTCTGGCAATTATGTTTATGTCATTTCAGGTAACACTCTTTATCAATTTAGTGTTGATGGATTGAAGCTTGTGGCAAAGACTACTCTTCCAACTGTAGATCGTGGCGGAGTAGATGGTTCTGCTGGTCGTGGTCAGGGTGGTGGCAAGCAAGGTCGTCCTGATGGTATTCAAAAGTAGTTAGGAGCATCCCAAAACACAAAAACAGGGGCTTTGAAAAAGCAGCCCCTGTTTTTGTGTTTTGGGATGCGAAATAGGAAACTGTATACTAAATAATGGAATAAAAATGTTATGAAAAGGTATAGTTTTAGGATCATCACAGCTGGCATAAAAGAAGATATTCAAGCAATTTGCAATCATTTGGGTAAAGATGCAGAATATTATCAAGACTTAAGAGAAACAGTAAAGAAATATGATCAAAAGTATCAAGTATTTGCTGCTTGGATATTAGCTCGTAATATTGAAGCAGATGAATATGTAGAAGCTATACAAAAATATATTGACTCAAGAAGAATTACTAAATTTTCAGTTAGTAAAAATGCTGTCAAAATAAACGACGAAGTTTTTGATGATGCGATTAAATTAACAGAATATATACACGCTCAATTTCCTATTTTAGAAGCTGAAGAACAAGCTACAAACACTGAAACAGAAGATGTTCCTGTTGTAGCAAATAAAGATAATTCTATAAGGATATTTGAGATAAATAATGCCAACGATGGTAGAAGATTAGTTGGTGATGATACAAGTTGGTGTATTGGCTATAAAGGCCCAAATAATATGTGGCAATCTTATAGAGATAGTCACGATGCTTCTTTTTTTGTAGTTTTTGATAACAATCCTCCTACAGAAAATCAAAGAAAAGTTGCAATTGATTTTGCTTCAGAAAATGTTTTATTAACAGACATTCCAAATATAACCGGACATCAACTTACAAATGGATGGGATTGGGATAAGTATTCTCAATACTTAACTAGCAAGGGAATTAATTTACAAGCAACAAGACCAAATCCTGAAACTGGTCAAGAAGAATTAATTCTTAAGAACAAACCCAAGTCTACAGAAGAAAGATTACAAAATGGCACTTTTAACTATATAGCTGCTTTGGGTGTGGAAGATATACTTTTATGGCAATCTGGAAAATCTAAAGTCAATGGCGAAGATAGTGACATTCAAAGAATAGATAAAAATAGTTTAGATATCATAGAAGAGGTTTCAGATAGATCTGGTATTGCGTACATCCTTAATAACCCTGATGCTAAATTCTATACTTCAAGATGGATGGGTTTAGGTAAACGTGTAAAAGATGAAGTTTTAGAATATTTATCTAGAAGTGTTGGTGGTGAAGATTTGTTGATGAAATATGTCAACACTGGTTTGCAACTTTCTGAAACGCAATATCAATTTTTTAGAAAAAACAAAAATTTACTTACTTCATATTTAAGAAGTCAAATTATAGGTGGTAGAAGATTTAGCCCTCTTATGCAAATTGATTTAATAAACTTAAATAGAAAAGATTTATTTGAACAATTAATCGAAAAACAGGGCGGTATAGATGAAATTGCACAACCAACCTTAAAAGAAAAACCAGATTTTTTAAGAATTTATCTTGAAACTTTGATAGAAAACGATAACTTACAAACTGGTATTGGAGTTCGCCTTAATGATGCTGATTTATTATTAGATTTAAACGACAGAGATTTATTGATCAAATATATTAGCACTGTAAAAACTTTTGTTCCAAATGGTGTACGAAATTTAATTTTTGAAGATCCAAAATTATTTTTATTGTATGCAAAAAATAGATTGACAGATAATGATTTAGTAGATTACACTTCGGCTTTTCCAAAAAATGATTTAAAAAATGTCGTATTGCAATCAGGGGATAAATCACTTATTAAAGAAGTGGCAATGGCAACTGGTTTTGATAAAAATGATTTTGAAAAAGCAAAAGAACTTGGGGTATTTGAAGAAGTAAAGTATTCAATTTTATGTCCCAAACCTTCCAAAGATATTACTAAATATTACAATCCCAGCGATCCTTTTGATCTTTCATTAATTAACCAAATAAAAAATGTAGATCTTTTACGTGAATTTTCATTTAATAATTTTGACGAATATAGTGGAACTTATCAATATGATTGGAGTAATAATCCAACCATAAATTTTGCATTTGATCTTAAAGAGCACGAACAAACAATCTTAAAAGACGCTCATTACGCATACAAAGATAGACCAGAAGAAATTATCCCTCATAATGCAAATCAAACTTTATTATGGGCTATTTACAATGATGGCAAATTATTTAAGAAATTTGAAGAAGTTGAGATGAGTGATGAGGCAAAAGAAAATTTCAGAGATGCTATTCAAGAATTTCAAAATGCAATACAAGATATAAATTTCTGGAAAAATTTCTTTAAGAATATTGATCATTTTGCTGATTGGATAGGAAGTAATTTAAATTTTAATGAAAATGATTTTGCAAACATTTTAAGGTTTATTCCACAAGAATTTTTAGAAGATCCAGAAATTAAAGAATTTTTGCAGAGAAAAATGAATAACATTTCTGCTAGATATTTTATGTCTAATATAGACATTGAAAAAACACCTTGGCTATATGAAGACTATATAAATCAATTTTTAGATGGCAACAGATATGTAAGATCTGAATTTTACAGAGTATTACATCGTGGTAGAAGTTATGCATTTGAATTCCTCTCAAAAATACTAGAAAAAAGAAAATTTAGTGATGAAGAAATCGACTCTTTCAAAGACTTTACACCAGATATTATGTTAGAATTTTTGGATTTGTATACACATTATTATCCAGAAGTAAAAGAAGATCCAAATTTTTATAATTTAGACATATTTAGTTATTTTAGAAATCGTCCAAATTTAAATCATCAATTACATTTATTAAGAAATTATCCTAAATTTTTTGAAATGCAAGTTTTGAACGGAGATGTTTATGTAAATATAATGCCAGAGATAAGAGCAGCATTAGTTCATATGTATCCTAACCTTGCTCCGAAAATTCTTGCATATGAAAGAAAATCAAAATATGGCACTGGATATTTTGATGAAGAAACTGGCCAAGTGATGAAAGGAAAAAGACCAACACCGCCTGAAACACAAAAAGAATTGCCTGATCCATTTGCGTCAGAAGAAGATGTACCTGAAGAAGATGAAGAACTTACCACTGCCTTTGTAAACTCTATGGTGAAAATCGCTCAAAAATTGGATTTTAAAAAAGAATATAGGTTAGCAGATAAACTAACCTATATTTTAAGAAAAAAGATATAATTTTAATTATTCAAAATCATCTTCAAAAGGAATTTCTAAATTATCATCTTCAAGATTCTGTTGTTTCTTTCTATGTCTAGCTAAATTGAAAGATTCACCTTCTGGAAGATCTTGGAATCTTAATTGAGCTGGATCTTCTGTGTACATTTCTTTACCAGTGATATAATTCATTTTTGGTTTATATTCAACATCATAATCTTGCAAATTAGGTAAGATGAACTTTGTTCCTAGTAATTCTTCAAACTTCTGCACTGATTCATCATTTTCATATTTTTCAAAAATCTTTTTAGCTATTTCTAAACTTAATTTATCTGAAGAATTATCCATAGCCCCAAAAGCAGATTGATCTAAATTAAATTCATTCTCATCCAAGCTAAAACCAAAATTATCATCCATATATCTTGCATATTCATCATAACGATCAGCAAAATGATAAAGCAAATCTGTTAATGGATTATTGCTTAATAAACTTTCTGCTGTTTTAAGTTTGTATGCTTCTACTCCACCACGACGCTCATAAAAATCTGGTTCTTGTGTTGGATCAGGTAAATAAATGTCATCTACAATTCTTTTTAATTTATCAAAAGCAACACTTACAACAGTGTCAGCTAATTCATTGATATCATAATCTTCTAAAGAAAAAGTTCTTCCATAAGGTTTGCTTTTCAATCCTTCATCTATAGCTTTAGTTGCTTCTTTGACAATATCAGCCATATCAACATTTCTTATATTTTGCTCAGTAAATTCATTTTGGTCAAACTCATTAGCAGTAATTCCAAATCTAGCAAAGTCTCCGTGATCTTCATCATCATAATCTTCAAGATATGGACCGTAAGCAGCCTCAGTTATAGAATATCTCAAATCATCAGGATAGATAGACCAATCTACTTCGCTAGGATCCCATTCTCTAGCTCTCTGATGAACCCAACCTTCTCCAGCTTTTTTCTTAATGTCATCTCTGCCTTCAAAGAATTCTGCAATTTTTTCTACTTTATCCTCATCGTGAATTTCAGAATTGCTTGGGCCCTTGATTTGCTTAACTTTTCCATCTCTGCCAACTTCAATAGTTGCTTCTGGATTATTAAATTTATTTCTCAAAGAATAAATAGTACAATCTCCATACTTAACACTGTCTGCATATGAGCCTACACAGTGATGCATAAAATTGCCTTCAACATCTAAATCGTTTGGATCTTCTACTCTTACAATCATAGATCCATCTTCAAATCTATGAACAATCTTTTCGTCAATCAATTCTCCAGATTCATCTCTCTTGAATGGTAAATAGAATTTTCCAGATCCTCTTTGAGCCATAGCATTATGCCACTCATCAGAATCATCAAAAGCTTCTTGAAATGATTTTGTTCCAATGTTATAGTTAGGATTATCTAGAGTATGATGTCTAAAAAAATCGTGAACCTTATCTAGATCATCTTTAATGCCAGCATAACCAGTTAATGGTTGCTTATATTCCCATCTATCATCTTTTGGATCATCATTTAATTTGTTAGCTCTTAATTGTTTGTATTGGTATAAAGCCCAACTTTGAAATTTTGGATCATAATCTTTAACAAGTTGCAATTCCTGACTTGAAGGCTTATAACCTGATTCGAATAAACTTTTCAAATCATCAATCATCATAGAAGGATTTTGATTCAACGCACCAATTGCTTTACCTTTTTTGTCATTAGGCAAAGAGTGCACAAACTGAATAATCTGATCACTTACACCTTTTGATTGCAAGGCGTTGATTGCATCTTGTATTGCTGCTAAAATTGTTCTGTTGTACCACATAAAGTTTTCCTAAGTTTTACTCAACATATTGTCTAAGTGCTTGTGTAATTCTGGTTCCAAATCAGCAATTGCATGAATATCATTTCTATTGTCATTTAGTTGCTCATAATGATTTCGATATATATTAACCATATTGACTAAAGAGGATTGATTCATTTTATAGTCAGGATCATTTAATATAGTGTCTAACATTATTTTTGATTGTGGATGGTCAAATAATAATGGATCTTTTATTAATTGTTGTAAATATATTTTTGCATCCTGACCAAACTTATTATCTATTTCTGTTGTAGATTTGCCAGTGAAATCTCGTTTCATTGGTATTCTGTTTCTATAATCATATTTTTGCTGAGTGGGATATACATAATAAGGAACAGACATATCTTGAGCAAGTTTTAGAAATTTATCTGCTAACTTATACTGTTCTAAGCTATCTAATTTACTTGCTATCCTTAAGAGTTTTTCAGCATACATATCAATAAGTTTCTTATAAAAAAAGAAGCCCCCCTTTATTGGGAGGCTTCTTTTTCGCATAACCAAAGATAATTATTAATTTTCTGTACTACATCACAACTTGTTTCGTAAAATCCACCCAATGAATTTTCCACTTCTAAATGTAACTCTAATTCATCAATTATATTCCAAATTGCTTTATGAGAAACAAATGATCCTTTAGGCTGCCATATATTGTCTAAAATCTCATAATTATCAAATTCAAATTCAATTAAAAATGCTTGCATAAGTTGATTGAAATTTACTTTTGATTTATCTAGTCTTTGGGTTTTTAATAATTTATAAAAATCTTTGTCAGAGAAACATCTATTATTTTCCATCATACATTCGATGAAAACTACAGCAAAGAATTCTTCCATAAATTAATTTTACCACTCTTAGCAGTGATAACAGGATTTTTTGGATCAAACTCTATATTTTCTCTGGCGTGTTTAATGTTTTCTGGATTCCAGGTGATGTAATGTTTGATTGGTTTCTTTTGAGAGTACATTCTGAAAAATTGATTAGGATCCATGACAATACTGTCATGTCCTAGTGAATTAATAAATCTTTTGACAATATCACCTTTAAACTGAGTATCTTGATCACTATCATAAAATTCTAATTTTTTAATTAGGTCCATGATCAATGAAGAGGCTGAAATTTCTTCATCAAATCCAACAGAATTATCTTGCACTAATTCTTCACAAATTTCATTAGCAATATCATAATCCCAATAGTCCACTATAATATTGTGAAGTTTTGATATAACTGTGCTCAAATTATGGTTGTCAGAAGGATTGATTCTTTTCCCTAAAAAGTCCATACTACCTTCTATATCATCAATGAAAACTTTTTCTGGATGTTCTGCATCCTGTGAACTAGTTAGATGAATTGGGTTTTTCATTCTAACGTGAGCAGGAATTACTCTAGGTTTATTGGGTCCTAAAATTGTATCTCTGGCAATTTTTTCTGCTAGATAACTTGGGTTATATGGTTTACCGTCTTCATTGAATTCTCTACTATATCTTGGATCATCACTATATAAATTCCATAGATAATATTCGTCTTCATCATATTGATCAAGCAAATTATATTGAAGATTTTCAATGTTTCTTTCTTGATCAGGCCCAGTACCAGTGTAATTTTTTGAAGCATCTTCTTCATCACTAGTAAAATAAAATGCTGGACCAAAATAATTACTCATTGAACCTTTGTCAATATCAAATCTATCAAATTCGTGAGTTGTTCCGTGATAGACAGGTTCTTCTGGCACGTAATGACCTTTAGCCCAATCACTAAAGAATAAACTTTGAGGATTTTTTTGAGTTTCTAAAAGTTCTGGTGATTCTTCTCTTGGCTTAGATTTTTCTCTTGTTGTTGGTGAAGATTGCTCTACATCTAAACCAGGAAGTTGCAATTGCTGGGCTATTTTATACCACATTAGGAAATAGTATCCTTTATTCTTATATCAATACAAAATTATTATTCATGTTGGAATAAATAATTATATTCAAGATTCCAAATTAATTTATAACCAATTTTTTCCATATACTCTATATATGAAGAACTTCTAGTAAAGTTTTCAAGTACAATAAGAGGAAAATTATATTTTTCTGGGCTAAAACCCTGCATAACTTCCAATTCCCAGCCTTCAACATCTATATTTACAATATCAATTTTATTTACATCAATAACATCTAAAGCTTTGTCCAAAGTTATAGTGTTAGTTTTAATTATTTGATCTAAATTGTATTGTCCAATTCTATGTGCTAAAGCTGAAGCTGACATACCCATCGAATCTTTACAAATATGAAAGTCTATATCTTCACCACAAGCATTTGAAATTGCAACATCATATACTTCATTGTTTAAATTTTTATGCATTTCAAAAAATTTAGGTTGTGGTTCAAAAATGATCGCTCTCCAGCCATTGTCTATCCAATGTTTTGATGTTGAATATAATTCTGGATGTCCCCCTCCAACTTCAACCATTGTCCCTTTGTATTGATAGTCAGAAAAAAAATTTTCTCTTATATACTTATCACTGCCCAATTCACAAAAAAAAGTATCCATTTTTTCCCACCCCCATACTGGCTTTCACATTTGCTCTGTATAAAACCTTCATGCTTAAAAAGTCTTGCACTATCCAAGAACCTTTCTCTGCAAACAAAATGTATGCGCCTATTGCTCGTGGCAAAATGGTGAAAAGTAAAAAATATAATGATTGGATTGATAAAAACATTTCAATCATTAAAGACAATTTATTACCAGCAACAAATTATCCAATTGAAATAGAAATTCTAATTCTTGCCGATCTTCAATGGAAACTAAAATGCGATCCAGACAATATTGTAAAACCTATTGTTGATCTATTAGTAAGAGCTGAAATAATTCCTGATGATACAAGCAGATTTGTTGAATCAGTGAAAGTGAGATATTTACAAGGTTTCGGATCACCCACCACTTGTATTTCTTATTCTATTGTTGACGGGTAATTTTTTTCTTCAATATCAAATACAAAATAAATAAATTATTTAAGAAAGAAAATATATTTCCCTTAATTGCATCTTGATTTTCCTTTATAAATTTTTGTTTTCTATCACTTATAAAATACTCTTTCCATTTGGCATATATAGATAATTCTGCTGTAGTTTTTGCAATATTTATTAAATCTTTTCTTTTTATATAATTGCTCAAAGATTCGATTTTGTTTTGCTCTTCTTTTTTCAAATTTTCTGGCAAATCATTGGAAAAATCTATCTTTGAACTATTCATTAACAAATAATCTGCTCTAATTATGTTGTAAGAATCTTTAATAATATTGAATGTGAAAGATATCAAAAATATATTAATAGCAAGAACAATAAACTTCTTGCCTATCTTTATTCTTATTTCTTTGAAATGCTCTTTGTTATTAAGATCTATTGGAGAAAATAATTTGTCTTTTTTAAGTTTATCCCAAAAACTTTCTTTCCATTCTAAAGGGGCAGACGTTTCGTGTTTTGTTCTTATATTCCCGAAATGCCTATTAGATGAAAAAAATTTTTGTAATAAATCGATTAATAACCTGACCATGCTAATAAAAATATTGGAATGAAAATTGCAAGTAATGTTAATATTGTCATTATGCAAATTGTCAACTCCGTTGGTGATAATTTTCCCTTCATTAAGATATCCTCCATGTGTTATATTCTAGAAAATAAATTTTTTTTCTGCGTATAATTTACTTGAGGATTTAAATGCAAAATAAACACTTTATAATTATTCATAATAATGAAGATAGAGATATTTTCATCAATAAATTAAAATACCCTAAAACAGTTTTTCATGTTGGAAATAATCCAGAACCAGATGATATTTGTGTAGACAAGAATACAAGTAATCAAACAATATTTATAAAATGGATTATTGAAAATTATAACAACTTGCCAGATTTTGTTATTTATTCTCAAGCTATTCCAGATGATCATGTTCATGAACCATTATTAGCTATCGAAAGCACACTAACAGCTGGATATGGTTCCTTTTGTTATGCACGACCAATTTATAATCAATTTTCATCTAGTTGGGTTAGATTAAATCCCATTCGAGAAATAGCTCACAAATTAGGACTAGGTTTTATTAATGACAATAATATTAGTAAATACCTTTATTGTTTTGGTCCTGGTGAAATTTTTTATGTATCTAGAGAAAAAATTCAAGAAAAACCAATTTCTTTTTATGAAAACTTAATTTATTGGAATACAGATGAAAAGATATTTCAATTATTAGAAGAAGCTGAAAAACCAGATTATTTATTTCAAGATATAGACATGTATCACCCCTACTTAAGAGGATTGTCAAGAGAGGAAAAATTCAAGAAATTAATTGAAAAAGATCCTAATAAATCTAATGGATATTCTGGGTGGTGTTATGAAGCACTATGGATGATTATTTGGGCAGATAAAGATTTATTCGATCTATTGGATGCTTCTCAGGCTTGTCTTGGAAATCAATTATATTTTGATACTACAAAAGAAAAATACAACCCTGAATTTAAGTTTTGGAAATTTCCTTATTCAACAAATGTAAATCAAACTGTTCTTAATCTCAAATTACTAGAAAATAATTGGTTTGATTGGAATTGCCCTAATTATAAAAAATGGCGAGAAAAACTAATAGAAAAAACCATTTGGGAAGGACAACAAAGAGGATTTGACGGAAGAGAATTTCTAAGATTCCTAGAACAATCTGGATATAAACACATTTCATTCTAAATAAAAAAGCTCCCTTATGAGGAGCTTTTTTCGTATGCTTCAGAAATTAATTCAGCACCATTAAATTTTATTTTGGGCAAATCATTTATTTTATGCCAACTTGCTCCTACTAAATCATCTCCAGCTAAGAGATCACCAGAATAATTATTAGTGTAATAAACATAAACAATTTTGTCAGGCATATCCATAGTGCGCAAAAGTTTAATTTTAGATATCTTTAAGTTAGTTTCTTCTTCCAATTCTCTTCTGGCACAATCTTTTTCATCTTCTAAATAATCAACATGACCGCCAGGAATTTCATAGCCAGACAATTTTTCACCTAACAAAACTTTATCGCCATTAAATACAATAACTAAGCTAACTTTTTTCTTTGCTGAAATTCGATACCACATAATAATTTATTCTGGTTTAAAAAGAAAAATCCCATCTGTTTAGGATGAGATTTTTCTGATACAACCGACAGGACTCGAACCTGTGGCCAAATGCTTAGAAGGCATTTGCTCTATCCACTGAGCTACGGTTGCTTATTAACACTCTAATTATACCACAACTTTACATCTGTGCACTAACAACTTCAACTTTTTTCTTTGATTTTTCAATTTTATATTCGATTGTTTTGCCAGTGTTTAAATATATGTTTAACCATCGATTCAATTCTTTCAATTGAGCATAAGTCATTTCAAGACTTTTCTCTTCAAAGTTTTCATCGATAATTGTAATCTTGTGTTTCATGGGAATAGCATACCATAGATCAGGTATAATGCAAGTAAGATGAAAATAATTGATATCTATAACCTACCTAGAAAAACCTCATTCTCAGTGGAAGAAATATTTAAATTAAGAGATTTTGGCAGAAATATCTTTTCAATTCATAACAATATTGGTGCTGATTGGGAGCTGTTAAAGAAAAATGTCCCTGGTTTACAAGGACATTTTGTTGAAACAAAACTTAATAGATTTTATATTGTTAGCTTGAATGATAAACCATTCATTCTTGTTAATTATGATAAAGTTTTACAGTACTTTACACCTTATAGCACTGATCCATCTATTTATCAAATCTTTATGAAATTACTTATTACTCATTCAGATTTATCATATTGTCATTTTTCAGCAGACCAAGATTTGAATATTCTCTTGCCTGATGAAGATGGATATGATCAACAATTTGAAGACTAAAATTTGGAATGTATAATACCTTTATGAAAAACGCACTCATTACAGGAATCAATGGAAGTGGAGCTACTTACTTAGCTGAACACCTTTCGACAATACCTGATATTCAAATTCAAGGTATTTCGAGATGGCATACTGATAGAAAAAACAAATCGGGAGTTTTTTCTAAGATAAAAATGTTTGAATGTGACTTGACGGATCTTGGAAGCTTAATTAGAACTCTCGAAGAAGCAAAACCTGATTACATTTTCCACTTGGCTTCCAATGCAAATGTAAAATTATCATTTACTACGCCAAGCTCTGTTTTCAATAATAATGTAAATGGAACCTTAAATTTATTAGAAGCATTAAGAATCTTAAATCAAAAACCAATGATTCAATTTTGTGGTACTTCTGAAGTGTATGGGCAAGTAAGACCAGATGAAGTACCAATCAAAGAATCTCAAAGTATAGATCCAGTAAATGTTTATGCTATTAGTAAATTAACACAAGAAAAATTAGTAAAGTCATATTATAGATCTTATGAAATACCTTGTGTAATTACTCGTGCTTTTGGCTATATAAATCCAAGAAGGCCAGATATTTTTTCCAGCGCATTTGCAAAACAAATTGTAGATATTGAACGTGGAAAACAAGATGTTCTCTATCATGGAAACTTAGACTCTGTAAGAACTTTGCTTGATGTAAGAGATATTGTTGAAGCTTATTGGATTGCTGCTAAAGAATGCGAAATTGGAGAAGCATACAATATTGGTTCAACTGTCCCTGTAAGAGTAGGGGATTTTCTTGAAGAACTTAAGAAACAAGCAAATTGTAAAATTGTTTCAAAAGAAGATCCAAACTTACTTAGGCCTGTAGATGTAACTCTTCAAATTCCTAGTGTTGACAAGTTTTATGAAAAGACAAATTGGACACCTAAGTACACCTTGGAAGATAGTGTCAAATTACTTTTAGACTACTACAGAAACCAATAAAAAAGGGGAGAAAATTCTCCCCTTTTTTATTTATTCAAAGCTCCAATAATCATTAGGAAGCCAATTGTTAGTCCAGAAATCCACATTCCTGTAGTATTTCCTTTTCTTACTAATTCTTCCTTATTTTCAAACTCTTTTCCAGGCTCAGCTAAGTTAGGCAAAATTCCTAAAGCAATAGCACCAACAATAGGACTAGCTAAGATGAAAGCCCACCAAGCATATCCTCTTTTATTAGCCCAAACTGAAAGTAGAATTCCTAAAATCAAACCAATCCAATCTGCAGCATCCATAAAATTAATTCTCCTATTTTTATTTTACCCTAGATTTAACTTTCTTGTAAAAAAAATCCCACAATTCCTTAAATCCAGCCCTGCCTATAGAATGTTCAATATGATAATCTATAACTAATGGAGCACGAGATTCTTTATTATTTCTAGAGTAAAATTGATCATAAAACCGCTCATATTTTTGCTTGTCAATTATATCAACACTCATAAACTGCTTATTGAGAGAAACAATACCAATCTTACTACCACTTCTCCCAACTAACTGAATTGCATATTTAGTGTCGAAATTACCAACATTTAACACACATTCTTTTTTTATCTTATCAACCCATTCTCGTTCAGACATAATTTATTTTACCTTAAAAAAATAATCCCATCGAATTCGATGGGATTATTTTACTTCATAAGATAGATGCTTTTCAAACTAAATTCAAAAGTTAGATATATTTTGCTATCATCCAAGAACCATTCTAATAATTTTTCATCACTAAATAAAAGTCGGTTCTTGTCATAATGTTCATCAATAAAAACCTTAAAACCTAAACCTTCTAAATAGATTTTTCTAGCTTCATTGGGATAGATTAAAACAGCAGAAAATTCTCCTGAATGTTTTCTGCTGACAAACTTATGATTGGGCAAAATTGTAGTATTTTTGCATATCTCTTCTAAAAGATATTGCTGATGTTTAAAGGCAAAGGGACGCATAATAATCACTTTCAATAGTTGATTTATAAACTATTTTATTATTGATTATTGTAAACGTTTTTGCCTTTACTAAAAATTGTTTTTATGTAATTGAGCAATCAAATCAAGAGAAGCTCTAATTTCAAAAACAGACATCAGATTAATAACGTTTTTAGAATAAAATTCAAAATCTAAAGTTTCAGGCAAGTCAAATGGTTCTTGTTTGCCCTTTTTTATGACACCTAAACCTTGATCAGTTCTAATCGTAAACATAGTAAGATTTGGATCAGACCTATAATGAGCAAAAGCTTTCCAAACATCACCATTCCAATGATGAGATTCTCTTTCTGCTCTTTGAACTATCTCAGCTACAGGAAGACAATCATGCATCACAATTGTACCTTTAGGATTCAAGATATCTAAGCTGTTACGGATATCCTTAATAACTTGACCTGATACATGCAAACCATCAATAAAAACAATATCAAATGTTTCTTTATTCTGATCAAAAAACTCATCTGAAGTAACATTGAAAGTGATTTTGTCATATCTGTCTTCTGGATCTACTCCAACTTTATATGGACAATTGACCCTTTCAAAATTCATTCCATCATTGACACCAATCTCTAAATATGACTTATAACCATATAATCCAATCAAATAATTAATTAAATTTGATCTAGAGAAAAATTCTTCTTCTAATACATCACTAAGTTTCATAAAATTATTATACGAATTATTCTGGTCGGTCAGTAATCATAGAGTCAAGCATCTTTATCAATCTATCTAAGCGATAATTAAAATAAAGAGTAAATGCCGTAGATGATGCAACTATAATGCCAGCCGATATCCAAGATGCTAATGTAATACTCATAATTTATTCCACCAATTTAGCTGTCTTTTTGTTCAAAGACTCAAAATTATTGTCGTAAGATTTTGTCATTTTTTTCAATTGGAAAATTACAACAAATAACAAGACGAAGATTATTGCCACTAAAGCAAATAAAATTGAAAATAAAATTGTTTCGTTCATAACTTTATTATATCACAAAAAAGGGAAAGGAGCTCCATAGACGAATCAAACGCCTACCCAATCTTTACAAGAGATCCGTACTATCTTTATACTAATGGAGCAAAGGTTCTCCGGTAGAGATTCGAACTCCAACTAAAGGCACCAAAAACCTCTGTGCTACCGTTACACCACCAGAGAACAACAAATACATTATACCACAAATAGCCTGTAGGGGTATCGAACCCCTGGTCTCCTCCGTGAAAGGGAGGCATCTTAACCACTCGACTAACAGGCCATCACAAGGATTATACCCTAATGTTTTGGTATTTCAAGCTTTCCAAATTTTATTTTTTCCCAATCACCTCTTCCAGGTTTTTTGATACCATAAAATTTACACCATTTATTTACAGCATTATCACTAACGCCATACATTTCGCCTATTTTGACACAAGACATTTCCCAAACAAGTTTTTCTAAAGTTTCTTTATCAGGTCTTTTAGAAATCTTTACAACAGGTGCATAATTTACTACTGGCTTTGTTTCTGGAATGTAAGTTTGCCTGATTTCATTTTGTAGAACAACATATTCATCTATCTCAAATAAGCCAGCGTGTATCTCTGAATGGCAATTTGAACAAACTATAATGCATTTATTAAGTTCAATTTGCAAAACTTCAAATGGCTTGGTCATATTGCTTGAAAAACCAAATTCTTTTTCGTGAGGTTCTATATGATGAAAATGCAATGCAGCAATACATTTGTCATAATTACAAACTATACATTTGCCTCCCATATATTCAACGGCTCTTCTTTTTTTATTTTGTCTTGAACTAGTAGTACGACAAGTATTGCAAATACTCTTATGTTGATGATGCCCTGCAGGATAATCTTTTTGACATACACGACAAGTATTCATTATAGGTTTGTCTGAAGTTGTTTGTGTTTGCTTTAAATTATGTTGTTTGAAAGGCGAACAGTCAAAGCAATATAAGCGATTTTTAGTTAAAATCAGTTTATCTTCTAAATATATCCTAGTGGGTATTTGATTTTCACATTTTTTGCATTTTTTCATATCTAAATTTCCTTTGGTAGTATTCATTTTTGTACTACCAATAATTTATTCGAATCAAATACAATTATACCCTTTAAAACAAATAATCCCCATAAATAAATATGAGGATTATTTACTGGCCAGGATAGACTCGAACTATCAACCCTTTGATTACTTACTACTATAGTTTTCACTACCAGATAAATCTGTTTGTAGTCTGGACTATACCATCATCCTTAGCAATACCTAGTAGGATGTTGTCATTATAGTCTCTGCACCTTCCCTTACGGGCTTGGCTCAGTGTTGGCATATCTTTCGACTTAGCTTTCACTGAATTTCGACAATTTTCTATATTAAATTACTCTAATAAGCTGCTATCAATCCACAGTCAAATGCACTGCCATTGTGCTACTGGCCACCATCAAAACTATTATACCAAAGAAAAATCTAATCGCAAGCTACTTTGAGAATAATCATTGTTGCAATTACTACTACCATTCCAAAAATTCTTTCTATTAGTTTGCGTTGTTCTTTCATAATTTATTTTACCTTAGGGTTGGTAAGGTTGTCAATATATAAATTTATTTGTAAGTCTAGTAGTGTCATCTGCTCATCATTCTTTCTATGGCCCATTCTTTTTTGGTTTTGGGTTGATAGTAATTTTTTTTAGAAAAATCTGCCATCATATGCATAGCAGCTGTACATACTTGTTGTTGATTTTGGTATTTTCTTTCAAGTTCTTTTTGGTCAACTGGTTCTGCAGGTTTGAGTGCATATCCAATACTACCACTAACAATCACTAGCATAAAGTAAAAGAATATTTTTTCAAAGTCAATTTTCATAAGATCCCCCAAATAAAAAAGCCCTATTCAATATAGAATAGGGCTTCAATGCTCTATAGGTTTTATACCTTATTTTTGGTTTTCTTTCCTGGCACTTTTATTAAGTTATTGTTATATTGTTTTCCAGTAAGTGTAGTATATCTTGCAATTGATTTTTCATAATATTCAGGATCTATTTCGCATCCTTTGAAGATTCGTCCAGTATTTTCACATGCTATCATTGTTGATCCAGCACCATTAAATATATCTAATACTGTTTCTCCTGGATTTGTGTATGCTTGAACGAATCTTTCTAATATGCTAATTGGTTTTTGAGTGGGATGCCAATTACAATATTCTTTGCTAGTTGTGTGATTGTTCTTTTCCCATACACAGGTTGGGATAGTTCCTTGTTCGTATTCTTTACCTGTTCTAATGTTTACTTTTTGTTTACGTTCAGTTCTTACATTGTCAGCATTAAAAGTAAAAGTTTTTTCTTTAGAGTAGCACCAAATATACTCATGTTTTCTAGCAAAATTTGTTTTACTTCTTCCTCCCCAATTGTAAGACCATATAATTTCTGGTTGTTGAAAGAAGTTTGGTAGTTTATCTAATATATCTAATCTATAGCGCAAGAATGTATTGTATTTTAAAGTTCCAAACACACACATCATTTTATTAGGTTTTAAGATTCTAGCGCATTCTTTAGTCCATTTTTCGCACCAATCTAGATATTCTTGATCTGAATTCCATTGAGTGTCCCATCCTTTGCCTCCATCGTATCCAATAAAGTATGGAGGGTCAGTGAGAATGAGATCTACGGAATTATCTTTAAGTGTTTTAAGATATTCAATACAATCTAAATTTAAGTATTCATGCATTCTTTTCTTATACTTAAAAAGGTGTGTTAGAAATATTCTGTAATATAAAATAAGAGAGTTTGTATTTTAGGACTATACATTATGCAAGAAAATCAATTAAACAAGTACATAAAATTGGCTATGGAAGCTGATCGTGATGGAGATTATAAATCAGCTGACAAAATTGACAACTTAATCAAAGAAGCTCAAAATCCATTTCAAACTGGTTGGAGAAGATTTGTTGACAGAATACGTGGAGTTGGTGATGAATCAGCGAGGGCCAGAAGACAAGTACGTGATTTAAGTAGAGGTCCAAATGTTATAGATCGCATGAGAACTGTACCTGATTATGATGAAGTTTTGGAATTATTAGATGATGAAAAAAATGTAAGTGGTCATAATCCAATGGTTGGTAGAAGCAATTCAAGATTAATTGATCGCATCATCAATGCTCTACAACCAGCTTACAGACAAGTCCAATCTAAGCAAAAAGAATTTCCACAGTTATATGCAAGATGGAAAACTCTTTACGACACTAGAATTGAAGAAATTAAGAGAATGCATCATTTAGCTGATGATGAAATTGATGATTGGTTAGAAGCTCATCCACGAGAAAGAGAACAATTAGTAAGTCCTTTAGAAAATGAACTTGTTCAGATGAGAGATGCTCATGTTGCACTTATAGAAACAGCAATAGATCACGTTTGTAGTACGTATGGAATTCCAAGAAATATGGAAAATGCAAACCAAATCAAAGCTAGTATTGCTTCCGAAAGGCAATTGAGAGGAATGTTGTATGACAATTCTTTCACTACAGACAATATGATTGAACAAGTACTTCAACACAGCACAATTCCTATGAGAAGTTATTTGTATAGCATGGGACCTTGGAAGAGAACTATGAGTCCTGCAGTTACAGCATTGCTTTTTTCTGGTGCTTCAGCTGCTGGTACGGCAGCTTTAATGAAAGGAAAACAAAAACCTGATGCTCCAAAGGCAACAGGCACAGATGGTTCAAATGTAGGGCGCTTAACAAATGAAATTGATGCTGATAGAAAAAAAGCAAAATTGTTTGATACCCCTATTGAAACTATGGAAAAATATTTAACAAGAAAGAAAAACAATGGATCTATAAAACCAGGCATAACAAAAAAAGAACTTTATAACATGGCTCTGATTGATTTGGGCGAACATATTGCAAACAATTTAATTCAATATGTTATGAAAACATATGGTTTTACAATCCCAAGAGATTCATCTGAAGAAGAAGATTTTGAAGTAAAACTTTTCTAAATAAAAAACCCCCTCTTGGGGGTTTTTTATTTAGAGCGTTTAGATAATTTTCTTAAAATTGATAATATTTGCATAAACTTATTATATTTGAGATTATCTTCGGGAGTGTTGTGAGATTGTATCCAAGGATAATTTTTTATTTCAGGTAATGCAAAAATTTCAATATATTTGGCTGCTGGGTTATTTTTAAGGTGTTTTGCTGCAATTTTGACAGCGTCTTTAATATCTTGACTTGTGCCTTGTAATATTCCAACTATTTCATTTTGTTCTAAAGAATAATCATCTTTACTAATTGCTTCAGTTACAGAATTTTTTTCACCTGTACCTACTAAATAAGCGTCAATAGCTGTGCGACCTAAAGTAAGTGTGCTTGAAACAGCATATAAAGCTGTTCCTGTGGCAAACATAATTTGTCCATATACAGGTATAGCTGCAACAACAGGTAGTGTTAAAGCACCTGCAATTGTCATTATTACGATTTCAATAAATTTGGATCTTTCTTCAGGATCATTCCAAATTTCATCAAATTTTCCATTATTGATAAGGTCAAAATATTTTGCTATCTCTTGTCTTGACAAATAAAGATTAATTAAAACGCCTATAAAAGGTGTTATTGAAATAAGTTTACTTAATATTGGTATTTTGGTGGAAATTTGTGTAGCTGCTTTTTTTGCAGATTCTGCTGCAGCTGGATTATTCTTTATTAAGGTTGCTAAATCTTTTGCTTTTCTTGCAGCTTGAATTGCTTGTGGAGAGGTGAATGCTACATCAAACGCATCCATAGAACCAAACGCAGCATCTGTTATGAGATCTTTTTGTTTTGCAGAAGCGTTTGATTTTTCTAATAATTTATATGGATATTGTAATGTTTGAAAGAAAGCTTTTTCAGGAGCTGATTGTTCCTTAATCCAAGCTGGTTGTTTTTCGTAATCGTAATTTAATTGAGACAATCTTACATTTACTAAATTTTCATAAAAATCTGCTTGTTCATAATATCCATATGAGTCACAAAGTTTAGCATATGATAAACAAGCAGATGTAGAAATTCTTAACATAATTTATTTATTTATAATTTTATAATTTATAACCTTTTACAAATTATTATCTTGTTGCTATGAGAATAATCAAGTATCCTATAATGCTATATAAGATTACAAATAAAGCATCACGTTTTCTATCTTTGTCGTTCATACTTTCCCTCCAGATAAATCTTTTATTTCATTGATAATAAAAGATAAGTGATGAAACCGATTACAAAGAAAACAAATAATCTTCTAACTATTTTCAACTTCTTGTTTTAAGTTCATTATTACAAACGTCGATAAGTCTGTGGATAGTTTCTTTTGGAAGTTGTTTGACAAGGTCTTCCATGCTTTTAGTTTCCCAGTCTCCTACAATTTTGTTTGCAAATGGAAGTTTATTAAGATTAACTTCTGGTACTCCGGCAGCTTTCTTTAATATGTTTGATAAGATGGACATAATTTTCTCCTTCTCTAGTTGTGATTTAAATTTTGTATCACATTAATATATTCTGTTATATTGTTGTGTTTGCTTTTATATGATATTAAGCTTTTGAGGTGTAGAAATGTTTGTTAAATCTTGGAAACATATTTTTATTTGTGAGAGTAATTTGATTGATCCTCAGCCAGGTTATCTGGGTAATTATCCTGGTTGTCATATGTATGATAATCATCTTCAGGCTTTGAATTTTGCTTTGTCTGATGGCTGGGAATTAAATGCTAGTACTCCATTAGACATTCATAGATTTCTCACTCGTGGTATTCCTTATTTTGAGGAAAGAAATAGTTCTGGGCAATATCGTAAAGAAGATGTTTATATTGGTCATGAATTATGTCCAAACCATATGATAATTCCTACTCTTATGGAACGATGGTACAAATTTGCCAAAGACATAATGAAAGAAGTTGAGAATGGTGTAGTTAATCCTCTTGATGCTGCTTTGTATATTCATCATTTCTTTGAGGTAATTCATCCTTTCATAGATGGCAATGGTCGTACTGGAAGATTGTTGTTACAGAAGGTATTAAACGATGTTGGAGAATGTCCCGTAATTATTCACTTTGATGATCGTGCAGAATATTACGATTCTATTCAATATTTCCGTGATAGTTATTGGGCAAACAACACTTTGGATTATGATAGGATATTGTCAGATTTGAAGATGGGAAATTTACTTAATGACTTTCAATTGTGATCGAATTGTAATATTTGATCTTGAAGCTACTTGTTGGGAAGGGCGGGAGAATTTTCATAAATATCGTGAAGTAATAGCTCTTGGGGCTTGCATTTTGGATATGAAAACTTTAGAAATATCTGGCAATTTCAATATTGTTTGCAAGCCCATAAGAAGTGAAATTTCTGAATATTGCACTAGAATCACTGGAATTACAAAAGAGCAAGCTGATAATGGCGAAGATTTTGGTGATATGTGCAAGATGGTTATGAAAGATCTTAACTCAAAATCTATACCTTGTGCTGCTTGGGGTAATGATGATGAGAAAATGTATAGTGAATGTCGTGAGAAACAATGTAGATATCCTTTCTCTAATGAATACTTAAATATATCTTTGCTCTATAGTTTGGTTATGGGAAAGCCTTACAATAATGGGCTAGAACGATCTTTGGCAGAGTTGGGATTAAAGTTTGTTGGAGAGAAGCACGATCCTTATTGGGATGCTTATAATGCTGCAATCGTTTTGAAACATATTGTGGAGAAAAGTCGTGAAGTTGTTTAGTCAAATTACCCGTCCATTAATTGCATTAGGATTGAAGACAAGATCTAGAAAGTGGCCTGAAGATTATTATATCTATCGTGTTGAAGAAAAATTGATGGATAGTATGGGTAATGAATTTTATTACAATTGGGAAGAATTTATCCGTCTCCATCAGCATATTTTGAATAATGCTGGACCTGTTTGGGAGATTTATGAAGAGGTAGAATTCAATAATTTATAAAGTATCACCCTATTAAATCAAGAATAAAACAATAGCTCTCTAACCAAAAAATAAACCTGGGGAGGTTGAAAATGAAGAAAGCTATTGTTTTATTTGTGTTTTTATACACATTTGTTTCCTGTGCGTGGGCTCAAAAACCACCACAAGTAAAGAATTTTTCTTCTCAAGTAGAATTGTGCTACTGCGTGGGTACTCCATCTAATTATCACGTCAAATTAAGATGGGACTTAATACCTAAATGCACTCGTTATTTTATTTATAAGGTTGGTCAAGGTACCAAACCTGATTATTATAAGCCTTATGCGAAACTTGTAAATAACGAGAATATTTTCATTGATAGAAATGTAAAATACCGTGACAAATGGGATTACTATGTTTGTGGTGTTGTACCATCTGGTTTTTTGCAGATGTCAAATGTTTCCACTGCAATTATTCCATTATTAGTTCTGAAGAATCCCGAAGCTCCTGTCAATTTACGAACATTTGGTTTGTGGAATAATGGTGCTTATGATCAGTTAGTTTGGGATCCTAGTCCTGAAGCTGTATCCTACAATATTTACAGATACAGTCAAAAAATTGGTTCTTCGAATACTAATTCATTTACAGTAAGTCAATTGGTGTTTGGTGAAGGCTGGACATATACAGTTACCGCAGTTGATAAAAATGGATTAGAATCTTTGCCTTCTGCTTTAAGTTTAGCAAGAGGTGAATTTGCTCCTAACTATAATTTCGGATGGACTACTAGACCTCCATCAACTCCTGGCAAATATGTTGCTGTCCCTGAATGGAATAATGGAAAGCCAAGAAATTTCATAAAGTGGCAAGATCAACAAATTAATGGCCAGGACTCTCCAAATGCATATAATATTTACAGAGATGGAACTTTAATTGCAGCCAATTTATGGTCTCAATATTACATAGACAAAGATGTAATATCTGGCAAAACTTACAGATATGTTGTTGCTTCTGTGAATAAAAATCATTTTACAGTGCAAGAAACATTTGGCCCAGCAGCAGATATAATAACAAGATTTGGTCCACCAGATCCAATTTCAACTCCTGTTAATATTACAGGATACACTCCAAACGATGACAGTGTTGTTGTAAAATTTGATTTGGTTCCTGGTGCTGCAGACTATAAAGTTTATGTAGAAAATAATCCAAATACTGTTAAATATTCTTCAGGCTATAATATGGTTGAAATGAATGGTTTGACAAGCAACCAATCATATAATCTTATTGTTGAAGCATTAGATAAGTTTGGTCCATATCAACAAATTGATGGCGTGATAGGTCCTGGTGCAAGTGGTCCAAGTGGTGAAGTTCATGCTGGAGTAAATGGTCACGGAGATCCATCTAATAATCCAATAGTACTTACAAAATCAGCACCATATAAAGTAACCACAATTCAAAAAACTTTAGCTGGTGAACAAGTATTCTTTGACAACTTTAGAAACTTCCAACCGATTGTTCAAATGCCACAAAAGTTAGATGTAGTAGAACAAAGATTTGGAAGAAATTGGCAATATTGGAACAAAAGTGATGTCATTTTAAGATGGTATGAAAACGATAAATGGTCATTCTTCTTAGATGATCTTGATACATCTGCTTCAACCGTATTCTTAATGGGTTCTCACTTTATGGACACTATATATGATGGTGGAACCTTGGGTCAATCATCAACTCCATCACACGTTAGTAATGGCGTGATGCTGATGAGCCCGAAGAAAACTGCAAATATATCTGGTGGCAAAGTATTACACCTGACATTTGAAGTTGATCCCCATTTTAGTGGCAGAAGATGGTGTGATATTCTTTTGTTGCCTGCTGGAGAAGTAGTATATTCTGGTAAAGCAGCTGACAAAATTGCACAAAATACATTATCTGGTAAATTATTCAGATGGGCAATAAATGCTAACAGTTACAATATGAATGTAGACACTGGTTATAATCCAGATGGCTCTAGAAAATCTTACAATATTCCAGTAAAATTTGCTGGAAGAGATAGTGCCCCTTGGAATTTACCAGCGCCTTATAGAAGAGTTGATTATCGCACTGAATATAAAGTTGGTACATTCAAAGTGAATTCTATTAATGATCAACCTTCTTTTACTGAAATAAAATGGACTGCTAATTTTAATGACAATGGTAAATTTCCAGCTTTTACTATGAATACTGGAGCTGTACCTAGATCAACTTGGATTAGATTTGCTGACTTTGGTGGTGTCAATGAGTATGAACTTACTTCTGACACATTGAAAGTATTAGATAATATTGATTTCAACCCAGATTATTGGTGGGTAAGTCAAGATTCAAAAAATAAACTTACAAAATTGATGGATGCTTATTGTACTACTCGTTCTGGTGCAATAATTTACAGAGCTTCAAAAAATCCAACTACAGGTTTATTTGAAGGTGATATTTTCTTCAGACCTAGTGTTCAAAGATTAAACGAGCCATTAAATAGAACTTGGCAAGGATTGGATAGACGATCACAATTTGACTTATATATATCCAAAAATAGAGTGGTGGCAATTGAAGATGGTTATTTAGTAGCTGATTCTACTTTGCCAGTTGATTTTCCATTCGAAGATATAAATGTTAATTTTGCTCACTTGATCTACCATACATGGAATGAAATTGGTGAAGTTAGAACTTATGGTCCTGAAAACTCATATTGGATTAATTTCAGACCTTTTGCTGATGAAAGACACTGGGACAACATGGGATTTGAGGTATTGACAAGCTTCCCTGATGTTAAATTATTATAGATAGATTGTTTTTGTGTTAATGAACTTGTAAGGATTTCTTACAAGTTCATTTTTTTATGGTATTATAAGATATGGATAAATTACCTAAAAATCAAAAATATTTTTATGATGTCGAAATTAAAAAAGCAAAATTGAATAAGGCAGCTATGAATTATATCGATCCAGGTGAAGATTATTTGCCTTATGCTTTAGAGAACAAGCATATTGGAAGTAATTTTGATAGTTTTCTTAAGGTGAATAATATCGAGCTTAAGAGAGATATCAATTGGGCTATCAAAATGTTAGGGCATGGCAAAATGATGTCAAGAGAAGGCAACCCTAGTCTTACATTATTTCCTAAAAAATATGATCACGCAGAATCTACAATCACCACTGAAGATCTTTTTGCTGAAGATTGGGTTGTGGTTCCAAATAAATTATTCAAAGATGTATTGGATGATTTAAATGCCGGAAAAACAATCAGACGTAAAAGTTGGCATCCTGATTGGGGTGTTGGTAAATATGCTAGATACGGCAAGCTTATTTATTTAGATTTAATTGCTGATGATTGGGAAAGTGTTGATGTTGTGGCAGAAGTGGATAAACATCAACAGGACATAAAAGATGGAAAATATTAAGATTATAATTCTATCCATTGTCTTTTTATTTGCTCTTATGAGTTGGTCTTACTTTCTCATAGGGGCATATAAGACTGTGGTTGTAAAAGATCGATCTTTTTTACAATTCACTTCTTCTTTACTAATTATTAGTGGGATGTTGAGTGCTTTGTTTTTCTTATCATTGCGAGTGTTAAATGGAAGCTGATCCAAAGATATTAAGTGAACAATATGTAAGAGGGCGTATTTATAGTTTTGTTAGATTCAAAAAATATTTACAAGAAATTGCCCATATTTGTTGTGAAGAATTTCAACACAATAAAAATGATATTATAGAAGTAAGTCTTTCTGATGATGGTAAAACTGTTTGGATTCATTTTGACTCTGGTACTCTTGGTTTTGCATCTGAATTGTTGTGGGATCAAAATGTTAGAGAAACATTTAGGAAAAGTTTTGAGGTTGATTAATGCTTCCTATTCCAACACAGGTAATTGAAATTTTAAATTCTGGGCATATTCTGTGTGTGAAAGATGAGAAAAATACCACTTATTGGAGATTTCAGGATAATAAGCTACAGAATAAAGTAAAGCATCAATCTGGTGAAACTGACTGGATGGAGATAAAATTTCTTATATTACCTATGGAAGCAAAATACACTCTCAAGAAAGTAAATCAAGAATGAAAGAAAAATTCACTTACTTTTGGGATAGGTTTGAAGAAATATTTTCAAATGGTTGGATAGCAAATGAATACACTGAACTTTACACTGAAGATTTGGTTTTGCTTTCTGATTTCTTGACCAAAAATTATCCCAGAGATTTATCTTTGCCCAAAATATTTGCTGTTGGAGATGATGTCATTTTAGAATGGAATATAAATAACACTGATTCATCTCTTGATATCAAAATATGGAATTTGCAAGGTTTATGGCATAGCATAAATCACGACACAGGTGAAGAAGAAGAATTTACTATTGATTTAGTTGATGACAATAATTGGAATAAAATTTTTGATAAAATAAGAGAAATCAAATGAAATTTTCTGAAGTGTTAGATGCTTTGATGGAAGGTGAACCAATCACTAGAACTTCCTGGAAACAAAAATATATGTATTACGACAAAGATGAAGAAGTCTTTGTGTATCATTACAGTGATGATTGTGAATTGATGGATTGGACTCTTGGTTTAGAACCTCGTGATTTAATTGCTGATGATTGGGACATTGATTATTGGGATACAGACCATATTGTTGACGGTAACAAAAAGGTAGATGAAGAATAAAATGGCCAAATACAAATTGAATTTATCTTTTGACATTGATATTACTGGTGATGAAGATTCAGAAGTGTCAGAAGAAGAAATGATTAAGATGCTTCAAAAACTTTATTACAATGATAGAAAAGAGTTTTTGGATTCATTAAGATATTGTTTTGAAGAAGAAAAAGTTAATTATAGTTTAATCATAGAGCCAAAGAAAGTGTATCCAGAAGATTAAACATGACATTTTTTGATTGGCTCAACGCAGTTCATTGGGTATTATTGCCTTTTGGGCCAATAATTATCATTGCAATATTAGGTACACTGATAGCATTAGCAGTGAAAATTTTTATTAGATTAGCAAAGTGGATAGCAAAGAAAATAGCACCATGATTACAACAGAAGCACATTTGATTTTATTAAAAAAACTTGATGTCTTAATTAATAAAATTCAAAATCCATATTTATCTGAATTATGCGCAAATCTTGTTGGGCAAAATGGAAAATATAGAAGCCAATTTGAACAAGCTCCAGCAGCCAAAGGAATGCATCATGCTTATCCTGGTGGTCTTTTAGAGCATTCTATTGAAGTGGCTGAGTTTTGTATTCTTGATTGTGAATTATTAAAGTCATACAAATATGAAAATCTCGATTTAGATTTACTAATTTCTGCTGCATTACTTCATGATCTTGCTAAAATAGAAGAGTATGAATTGCAAGAAATAGTTGATAATAAAGCTTATTACACTTTTACGCAAACAGGCAAAATCATTGGACATTTATGTTTGTCTGCAATGTGGGTTTATTCTGCTATGGATCAAATAAATGATTTTCCAAAAGAATTAAAGGAAAACTTAAGTCATATTTTACTTTCTCATCATGGCAGGGTAGAATGGGGTGCTGCTTTTCTCCCTAAGACAAAAGAAGCTGAATTCTTTCATATGGCAGATCATCGTAGCGCAACAATAGCGAAAGGTTTTTAATTATGGAAAAAGTTACAATTCAAGCTATAGACTGTGGTAGACACGATTATTGGAAAGTTGATCTTGAACTTATAAGTGATTTAAATATCATTGACATTATTAGTGATTATTCTTTCCTTGGCACTAGCAGAGATCCTCTTAATGAAGAAGGCTATGCTTATCTTGAAATAGATTCTGATTGTAGATATTTTGACAAAGCTATGAAATTTTATGGCAAAGAATATCAATTGGACTTTGACACTCTTCAAGATCTTTATAATGAGAAATACCAAGATTATAGAGAATGGCTTGAAGAATTAGAACCTTGGAATACGGATACTCTTGAAGATAAGGGTTTTATGTGGGACGTAATACCAGGAGATTTGGCAGTAGCATTAGATGAATCTGATGATGAAGAAGACGAATACGATGACTGATGAGAAAAAGAAGCGTTTAGAAGAAGCTGGATTTCGTGTTGGATCTATTGCTGAATTTCTAGACCTTACACCAGAAGAGCAAGCTAAAATTGACAATATGATTATCAGAAATGGTAAACCAATTGGAGTTTGTGAATGTCTGGGGAAAGGCAAAGAAACTTGCAAAGGTAATGGATGGGTACGAGATGGTTCTGGCTATCAAAAATGCCCATACTTTCAAGAATTCAGTAAATAAAAAGAAGGCTTTACAGCCTTCTTTTTTTATGATATAATAAATATTATGCAAGATAAAATTGACAACAACAAGGCTGCAGGTTTACTTTGGTATGTAGTTGCTCTGGTAGCTATAACTCATGTATGGAAAACCACTGGGACATTGCCATCAGATTTTCTTTTAGGCGCTCTTTCAGTTTGGTGCTTACGTAATGGTATGAATTATTACGATATAGCCAATAAAGAAGAAAATGAGCGATAAAGATGAGCCAAAAAGAATCAAAATCGACCCAGAAGAAATCAAAAGACTTCTTGCAATTATCTATAAAGCCAGAGGGTCTTGAGAATATTTGCTTTAGTGTTGCTGATGATGTTTACGAAAAAGATTCAGAACGAAAAGAACAACATCGTCAGCAAAGATTTTTAAATGGTTTTGATGACACAGAAACTTGGCATTTAGATCGCACTATGGCATTATTTATTATTCCTAGATTGAAAAGATTTATGGATGTAAATAATGGAATTGCAAATGGTGAAACTGAAGAATCTTATTACGAAAAGTTGAGATTTATCGTACAAGCTTTTGAAAATTATTATGCTACAGACCAATATTTCAATTCAGTAGATATCGAAGAAAGAAAAAAACTTACTGATGATGTTCGTTTAGCGGTAGAATATCTTTCTAAACTTTGGTTTGAATTGTGGTGGTGAAATGACTTTGTTTGATGGTTATGCTGGTGAAACTTATAGGATTGAATCAATATGCGGAACTGTCAGAACAAGACTTTCCGAATTAGGTTTTAATCCTGGTTGTGAAATAAAAATTCTCAACAAACAACATACAAATATGATGGTTGTAAACTGCAGAGAAAGTCATATTGCATTGAGAAAAGAAGAAGCCCAGTGTATTCATATTGAACCTGTAAAAGATTAATATGACTTGGGAAGAAATTAGACAACGCAAAGAAGATTCAATACGAGAAAGTACAGGTAATCCAATGCCAGATATAAATGGAAAAAGTTATAAATCATTTACTGACTATTTGAACTCTGAAGAATATAAAGAATTTTTTGAGATGGAAATAAAAGCTATAGAAGAATACAAGCAAAAAGCTAAAGAATATTTTGAATCTTTAGAAACAGATAATCAATTGTTATTATTTTTCCATATCACTAATATGATTTTTGAAAATTATTATAAAGAAGGTGGATCTTATAGACATTTGCTTTATTATAAGTTTAATTTTGGTCCTGAATCTTATAGCTTAGGAATTGATAGTGGAATGTTTGCTATTCACAATTCGATATTTACACCTGACGAAATGGAAGAAAATATCAAAGTAGCAATAAAGCATTTCAATTTAGATTTGTCAAGTAAAGAAATCCAATCTTTTAAGAATATTATGAATTATGGCTGTGATACTAGTGAAAAATTAGATAGTTTGATATCTGGACAGCAAAAGTTTGATTTCAATCAAGACTCTGAATAATCAGGGTCTTTTTTATTTCTTCCAGTATATTATTGGTATGTGGTATTCATTTATTAAACAAGCGATTTCCAAAGAAGAAGCAGAACAAATTATTCAAAATGAGCTTCGTTCTAAATCTTATATAGATCCATCAACTGATGATGCAGATACAATCAAAAGAAAATTAATTGAAAAGTATGGATCTGAACAAGAAATGGTTGCAGCTATCAATTCAGAAATTTCTAAAATTATGTCTGAATTTGATCAATCTAGTCCTTGGGTAAGTGGATCAAGAGAAACCCACACACATTTTAGCACACCATATGAAGCATTTTACGTAATGCCTGATGGTTCTGTCACTCCTAATTTAAGATCTCACGTAATGTTTGATAAATACTTACTATCAAGATTAGGTGTAAATCCAGAAGCATTGAAAGATAGATCTGATAGACACGTACTTTCTGAACTCACTGGTGCTATGAGAATAAACTTGAATAATGGTAGAGCTAATGCAACTATTTACACAAATCCTACCAGACAACAATTAGATTGGCTTAAGAAAAACGATATAACCCGCGATGAATTAGATATTAGAAGAGGGTCAGAAGTTGAATTAGGAGATGAATCTGGCACGTCATCTGATCAATATTCTGAAGTAATTTCTAAATTATCAGAATTAAATGTAGATGAAATTTCTAGAAAATTAGATGATATGCAAAGTTTTATATCCTCTGTAATTGGGGATGTCAAAAGCAATTATGATGAAAATTATCGTATGGTAAACACTGCTGAAAATCCTAATAATCTTCCTGAAGAACAAGTAAAAAAGCTAACAGAAATATATACCAATCTAAGAGATATCGGAACTAATCTTTTCAATATCGAACAAATGCTTGAATCCTGATGACACAAGATGAAGCATACTCTTATTTTTTTCCTGAAATAAGAGACAATGGACAAGAGTATTTTAAAACTTGTTTAATTTATGCTTATCCTGCCCAATTAAATCAATATATAGAAACTTGGACCGCTGATGGATTGGAAACTACAAATTATGCAAAAGAAGGCGATTTTGTAGTGAAAAATTTACAAACAGAATGTCAAGAAGAATATATCGTTCCTTCTGATATGTTGTTTAGTAGATATAAATTTTTCTATTATTATGAACAAGGTGCAATTTACATCCCAAAAGGTAAGATTCTTGCTTGTAGATATTATGGTTCTGAACTTGAATTTGTAGCAAAATGGGGCAGATTAATGTCATTAAAGCCTGGAGATTATATTGTTTCACCTTCTCCAAATTATCTTGAAGTGTACAGGATTGCTTCTCAGGAATTTTTTGAAACATATGAGAAGCTAATTGTCCCAGAATAATCTTAATGTAAAATAAGATTATGAGCTATACACTTTTAGTTTTTGAACCAGATATTAAACAGCATCCAAGTGCCGAAAATGTTTTGTGGAAAGGACAAGTAATTCCACCATCAAACTATAGCTCAATTATGCTCATTTTGTTGCAAGATATTCTAGAATTGAATAATCGTAGAACAATGAATGAATGGGAAAAGATCTTAAAAGACAATAGCTTCAAATATGAGCTTAATTACGATCATGAATTTTGCAGAGAATATATAATTGAAGACAAACCATTAGTAGCTTATAGCTTTCAATTGTTTATGTGTGACCTTCAAGATGGCACTAATAGATTAGAAATTACTAATGAATATATTTTGCCTATTTTATATTCTTTAAGTCTTTCTAAAAACAAATCTTACAACCCAGTAGCTTTGAAAAAAAGAATTGAAACAGCTTTAGAATTAATTTCTATATCAGACCCAAAACCTATGAATCTTATTATGATTGGTCAGTTGAATTTGCTAGATAAATTGGCTGACCTTTGCATTGATTATGAAGTTGATGTAAAATGTACAATTGAAGTGAGAGCGTAATTTTGCTTCGGAGTGTACAATACTTATATGAAGATTCTATATATTTCTGGAAACCAAAGATCAGAGCAATTTCCTTGGCTAACTGATTATCAAGATGACTGTTTGCTTCTTGGACTCAAGGAGCTTTTTGGCGATGATGTAGTTGATTGTAATAAGAGATTTCATCTTTATTCAGACTATTCTGATGAACAATTGGCCACTGAATATGGTCGTGGTTTTACAATTTGCCGAAACATCACTTCTGACAATGCTGATCGTGAAGACATTACTAAGAAGATTCGTAACAAGTATTTTGATTATGTAGTTTATGGAAGTATCTGGCGTTGTCAAGAACATCTTCAACTTGTACTTGAAAATTATGACAAGAAGAAAATTGTTTTTGTTGATGGCGAAGATACTAACTTGTTCCTTGAAGAAAGAGTCAAGGATGGTGTAGTTTACTTTAAGCGTGAATTATATCCTGACCAAAAGCAAGTTCATCTTCAAGAATATATGCAACACGTTCTACCAATTAGCTTTGCTTTTCCAACTAACAAAGTAAATGCTGGTCAAAAGAAAGAACGTCGTATTGCTCACAGTGATCCTCGCGATAAGAAGACTTATGTTTTCAATAATGAAGCAGATTATTATCAGGATTACATGTTCTCCAAGTATGCTTTCACTATGCCTAAAGCTGGATGGGATTGTTTGAGACATTATGAAATTATGGGAAATGGATGTATTCCTTTGTTCCCAGATATCATGAATTGTCCAAGATATTCTATGATGCGTTTTCCAAAGGCATTATTGACTAAGATTGCTTTCTTTGACAAGAATGATCCAAAGTGGCTTGATCAGAATTATGAATATTTCCAATCCGAAGTAATGAATCATATGAAGACATACAACACCACAAAAGCACTTGCTGAACACGTAATGAAAGAATTGTCATTACTCAATAAGTAAAACTAAATGGAGGCATCACATTCGATGCCTCCATTTTTCTATAAAATTCTTTTCTAAAGCAAATGTATTTTTCATGTATTCTTCTTGATCCTTGAATGTTCCATGAGATTTTTGCCCATAATGATCTACCTTTGAAGCTGCAACCATTCCATGTTTGCAGCCTTTTTCTTGTAATCTCATAATAATATCGTTGTCTTGGAAAAAGAAAGCAAATTGTTCATCTAAGGGAAAGAGCCAATCCTTCACTTCTTTCTTCATAATCCAACACCATCCACAAAAATTAATGATAAGTTCAAATCCCACTCTCACCATAGTTTCAGGAGTAAATCTGTGTTTAATCTCAGCTCTTGGAACAATTCCATTTTGTTCAGTGGGTGATCTAGGAGAAGCTGTGTCAAGTTCATGCTTAATCATAGCTGCTTCCATTTTGACCCACCAATCTTTATGGAAATTTACATCATTATTTACAATCCCAATATATTCAGAATCACAGTTTTCAATTGCTATATTTAAGTATGTATTGTAATTAAAATCAATTGGCGGTTTAAGATAAAAGTTTACATGACGATAATCCCATTCTCTATCTTTGTTTGATTCCACCAACACTACATTAAAATTCTCAGATCCAATGGAATTATGAAGAGAATCTAATGCATTTTGTGTCATCCTGTAAATATCACTATTTACAGTGTTTGTAAGCATAATAAGCGATAGTTTTGTCATAAAACTATTATAAATAAAAAACCAGATCTATTGATCTGGTTTTTGTGCTGTACGATATTCTTTTAAATTAAATGATTTCTTTTTTCTTTTCTTATTTTTATTATAATCTGAATATGCAATTGCCCAAGCTGTAGATTCTCTATCATCTTTAGATTTTTCTGGATAAAAATCAGGATTATCTAATAATTTATCTACTAAATCATGTAATGGTTTTGGCATTTTATTATCTGTTAGGCTTAAAAGTTGGATTAGATTCTGTGCCATAAATTTGTGTAGGCAATGTATTATTTGGCGCATATTTCACTTTTTCACACTTCCCTGTACTATCACACACGGTTGTTTCTTCAGCATTTCCAAAATCACCCACTTGCAATCCATCTGGAGAATTTGATTTATCTAACAACGCTTTTAATTTGCTTGTGTCAGTTTTTGTATTATTCTTTATATCATTTGCTTGTATCTCATCAATTCTTTGTTGTATTGAATTTTTGAATTCAGGCTTTGTAAAATAATCATTCCAATCTTTTTGTAATTCAGGTAAGTTTCTGTACTCTCTATTTGGAAAAGCTGTTTCTCCTTTGCCTGTTACTCCTTCAAAAGGTGAAGCAAGCTGGATAGGTATATTCTGATCAGTGAAAGATCCGTCAGGATTTTGAGTTCTACCACGACCTTGCGAAGCTGTTTCATTTATTGTGCTTGGATCAGGATAAGCTCGTGGATTAATTGGGCCAATAGCAACTGCATCTTGTATTTTGTAATCATTTGCTTTTGCTTTTGAATTTAAGTCTTGAATTAGTTTTTTGTATGAAGAATAATCTATTTTATTATTTTTATATGAATTTGTTAATTCGGTTGCTAAACTGAGAGCTACATTTTTATCTGTATTATCACCCTTTTTTAAGCTATTTATTTTATTTTGAAGATCTGTTTTTGTTGATACTAAACTTTTATAATTAACAAAATCATCAGGATTAATCTTTACTGTATCTGTTTGTGTAGGTCCATAAAATTTTTTTGGATCAGTAGCAAGTTGGGCAATTTTCAATAAATTATCAGCTTGTCTATGTAAACCATATTCATCAAGCACTTTACTAATTTTAATAAATTCTTTTGTAAACATAATTTTCTATTTTAACAATTATTAAAAATTGCCCTTTATTTTAGTCTTGTAAGTCGCCCCATCTTTTCTGCATTTACTTTGTCGCCATTAAATTTGTCTATTTCTTTATTTATTTTATTGGCAATTTCCGCTATATCAGTGTTTCCGGGGTTTTTATCGAGAAATTCATTTTGGAAAATTTTAATTTTTTCATTTGCTTTAGTAAAAGCATCACCCTTAGTTTTTGCTTCTGGAATTAATTTCAAAATTTCATTGGCCACGGTTCTATCATCATGAACAAAAACAGAATTTCCAGCAACTGACCATCCTGCAGGGAACATAGAATCATAATAAATTTTAGACAATTCAGATAAATCTTTGTTATATGAATTATATTGTCCATAATACTTAGCATCTGTTCTCAAAATATTCATTGCATACAAAATATCGTCAATTTCAATTGAATATCTTGATATAAATGCTCTTATTTTTTCTTTATCTTTTGAAAGTGTTATTAATGTAGGAATTACGACACCTAAATGCTTATTGGCTTGTTCAGGTGTTATTTGCACTTGTTGAGCTGCATAACCTGCAGGAACAACTGTAGATCCGCCTTGTTGTTGTGGTTGTGATGGAGTTGTATTAGTTACTTGCTTAAGTTTTGTGTTTATAAGTTCTTTAGCTGCAGCTATACCTTTGTCAAATCTTGTTTTGTCTCTTCCGGTGAATCTTATTTTTTTATTTAAAACATCAAGAAATCTTATGTATTTATCAACATTATCTTTGGTGTAAATTTTTTTATCAAATTCTGTTTTATCTTTGATATTTAATTCATTGTCACTAAATACATATCTAAATGACAAATATGCAAATGTGTCACCAAGATTTGGTTGCAACAACAATGACTTGATGTAGTCTGGATTAGTTAATCTAGCTAACGTTGCTTTTGTATTACTAGAAGACTGAGCAAATTTCTTGTGATTATAGGTAGATATGTTTTTTCTCATAGTTAAAAAAATCAGAATACTAAACTTATTATTGTTTAGTATTCTGATACAGTTTTTAATCTTCCTCGTATTCAAATCCAAATTGTTTTATATACACCCAACAAGGATCATCATCTGTTGGCGGTGGTTCTTTGCCAGCAATTAGAGGAATCACTTCTTTCTTGATAAATTCTGCAAACGCATCTAAATCAAGATCGTATTCAATGTATTTAAGCTTTCCACCCAAATTGGCAGATCCATCTTCAGCAATGGAAAACTTATTTGGTTCATATACAAATAAACCAATTTTGTCATTAATTTTGACAGAATAGTCTGATGCAGAATTTGGATTTGCCATAGCATAACTGTAGCAAGATAATTGACGGACATATTTCTGCAAAGTTTTTTCTTGAATTTCACAAGTTTTAAAATCGATGACAGAATGAGATCCATCAGCAAATTTTAATACACCATCAATTTTTCCACGAAGGATTATTTCGACATCAGGAAAATCTGGATTTACGATAGGCTTACTTTTCACCCATTGATCTGCTCCAGTGAGAATTGCATCAGGAAAAGATGAATTTAATTCCTTCATATTCTTGTCTTCACAGCAAACTTTAGTAAGAACATCTATTACTGTAAAGATACGTGGAATAATTACTGGAGGCCGCTTGATGCCTAGATTATACTTCTGATAAAATCCCCAAGGACTATCATCTAGTAAAAATGCTAGATCTGATGGGCTTAAAAAAATTGTTTTCATTTCTTGCCTTTATTGTATAAAGATATCTGGATGATACCTTGTTAACTTTCAGATATCAAGGGTTGACAAATACAATTTATTGGGTATCATAATACAGATCAAGGGATCAAAAGGATATATATCAAATGGACGAGTCTACAGACGTTTCAGCAGTTGTTAGTGAGGAGCAGCCAGCTATCTCCCACGATGAGTATCTTGAGTTAGTATCTATGCGCCAGTCATTGCTCGAACTTAAGGCACAAAAGTCAGATGTTCTTGAGTTTGTCAATGTCGCACAACAGTATGCAGCTCAGCTTCAGCAAGCACAACAGCAATTGAATGCTATCAATGAAGCTCTTAATGAGAACACTTCTGCGCTTCAAGAGCGTATGAAGGAAATTGTTGAGCCTCTTGGTGTTTCTGGTGAGTTTACAATCACAGACACAGAGCCACATTACATCGTAGCTAATTCCTAATCATCTCAACCAACTAAAAAGCAGGCTGTATAGCCTGCTTTTTTTATGTCTTAATTATTGGAAAGAAAGATTGACTGGTAATAATTCCCACCCTATTAGAAGATAAATCAATTGGAATATCCCATAATCTAGTAATAAATACTCTTTCTCTTTTTATTTGTAAGTAATCTGAAACACATTCCACAAAGAAATCATTCAACTTCCACAATTCAGCAGCTTCTTCAAGATAAGAAATCATATTTAAAGTTTGTTTCAAATATGATATATAAGGATGATTTTCAAAGTCTTCATTGTCCCTGAAATCCACAATTATAATATTGCTCATACACTATTCCTTGGTTGTTTTATTCTTCTTCTTTGCTTCTTTTATTGCTTCCTTTTCTAATTTTTCATTTCTAAATTGTTCTTTTGGATGTCTATATCTGTAAATTTCCACTTCCACTCTAGGATTTTCCTTATCATAATTAATCATATGTGAATCTTTGTCCATCCAATGAATCCACATATCATCAGCAATAATTCCATGCTTTTGAATAATGTCACCGTGAGCTTGTTGATATCCGCATTCATCACCAACAATCCAAGAATCTAAATAAACATTGAGTTTTATTCCAATGCCAAAATCAATGGGGTTTAGTTTAAATCTTTGCCAGAAATATTCACAATATTCTTTGCAATGTAATTCATATCGTTCGTAAAGAGCAGATGGCAAAATCTTAGTGTATTTGCCTCTTCTAACCACCCTTTGTGAAGTTTTCTTGGTTGATGGTCTGCCAGGAATGGTAAATGATAGAATTAGGGTATTATCTGGTAATTCTTCATATTTTTTTTCATCTTCACAGAAAAGATGAAATTTTAAAAAATCTTGCATACCAAATTTGTACAGGTTGCTAGACAGATCTTCTTACAAATGTATTGAAACTAATTCTTGCAGTTATAAGTTGCCCTGTTCTCATGTCCAATTCAATTCTGGGCAAAATTAAGTAGTTTCCAAAATCTATAAATCTATGGCCTCTGTATCTATCAATTAATCCGAAACCAATAGAGTTTTGAAATACATTAAAACTTCCAGGAGCTTGATATAATCTAAAGTTTTCAAATTGTTCAGGCAAAATAGAAATTGTAGCATCACCAGTGATAGAGTAGCCATTAATAATGTAGTCTGGATGAACATTTCCATTCCAGTAATTATTGCCTACATGAGTTTTTCTATCACTTACAACTCTAACATTTATATTAGCTTGTGTAAGAGAATAAAAATCTCCAAAAATTCTAAATCTCAAATCCCAAAATTTTACTGTTCTGCCTAAAATTCTCTTTTCTTCAAATGTCTTAATTGCGGAAGATTTTGTAAATTGAAAATTACTATTTCTTTCAAAACCTTGTGGATATATACTGGTCAGAGTCAATGTGGTATTTACATCTGAAAAGTTTATGTTCATTGATCCATTGTCAATAAAGAAAGGCAAATCAGTGACTTCATTTATTGGTTTAGAAACTGCATTTAGATTTTCAATCAATAAATCGAAAATATCATATATACCTGTTGGAGGTTTGTTGTAATTAAAACTATTTACATTAACGAATGATGTTGTATCTCCCTGAAGCTCTGTATCTAAATCTTTTAATAATAAAATAGGACCAGATATAGTGGCTTGATGAAGAGGGTTATTAACTTCTATAATTCTATTAGCAATATCACCTTGAATAAAAGATTTATCGCTCACATCTTGTTGAACATTTTCATTCCAAGAATCAAGAATGTAAGTCTTATTGAGTAATGACACAGCATAATAAGTTGAAATCAACTCTGGCGATAGTATAGGCATTATAGTCTTGCAAATCCCTTGAATGTAATTTCTGCTGTCATCATGTTGTCTCCCATAGACAATTTGACACTATCCTCAACAATAACTTGACCTAATCTTAAGTATCTATTGCCAATTACTATGGATATGTTAGTTAATTTTACAACTTGAGACTTATACATATCCCTCAATGTATACCAATTTTTTGCTGGAATTACTATAGAACCTGTAACTTCATACCCTTGAGGTGAATATAAGGGATACTCTGATTCTAAATTAAGTAAATAAACTTTTTGATATGATACATTTATATTAATATTGCCAGATAAAACTTTGTAAGTTTCGTCAAACCCAGCAGTAGCAAAAAATCTACAATCATAATTTTTTGCTGTTCTAGCCAAAAAATCATTAGCTTTTGAATATGCATCAACAAATTTGATTTCATCAAACATTTTATCAAAAAGACAATTGTAATTTAAGGTACAGCGAATATTGCTCCCTATTGAAATTGAAGCTGAAGTAAGTAAATTTCTTTGAGACATATAAGATTGTCTGTCGAGATTTGCTTTTACAATTGCAAAATCTGTAATGATTAAATCAAATATATCTTTGTACGCTGGATTATAAGGCGGAATAACAATTTTAGGTGTTTTTCCATTTACAAAATTCTGACCTTGAGGCAATTGTAACAAAACATCTGATGACAAAGTACATGTCTCAGTGATTCCATTAACTGAAAGAACATGAACACCAGCCGAACCTTGTATTAAGTTTTTATGTGACACTGCTCTAGCAATTTCAGATGTAAATTCTTCAATTAAAAGAATATTTGAATTGTATCTGAGCCAGTGCCATTTACCTAAGTGGTTGGATGTATAAATTGCCATATTATAATTTTTCTGGATCTGTAACGAATCCAAAAATACCCTCATCAATTTCCATTAATGATTTTCGTAATTCGTTTAAGTCAGTTGATATTGTTCCATTTTCTATAGCATTCTTAAGTTGCTCAAATTGTTGTAATCTTTCAACATGTTGTCTTTCAGATAATATTTCATCAACTCTTGACTTGAACGGTCTTAATGGTGAATTTTCTAAAGTTGTCATATCCGATTGATTTGCTTCTATCATTTTTTGAGCAGACATCCTTTGTTCTGCTGTAGAATTAGGACTTATTATAATTCTAGATGCATTGTCTATGTTGTGCTTGATGCTTTCAACATAATCATGATGTTCCTTGATAGTCTTTCTATCAAATCCAGCTCTACCAATGAATTCTTTTTTAGCTTGCTTTACTGCATTTTGTAATTTGTAATGTAATATTGCAGAGTCAATTGCACGAATGCATTTTCTCTTGTCATCATTTACCATCATTCTGCGATAATCTGGATTGTCAATATTTGCTTGTAATTCAAAGTCAACACTATTGTCAATCATCTTCTTAGCTTTGCAGAAATTGTTTGTATTGCTGCAACCTGAATAAGAATAAATAATATTTTTCTCATCTAATTTTTGAGCTATTGTATTGAATGGGACTTTTAAATCTTGTTCTTCAAAGCTCAAAGCATCAGTGCCAACAATATGAGCAAGAGTAGAATAAGTTCTCTTTTTCCATAATGTCTTAAGCTTATATATATTTCCTTCTCTTGTTTTAACACCAGGAAGAAGAGGCTCATACTCTTTCATTACTTCACCAGTTTTTTTACTAATTTGTGGTGGAGGAGTGAAAACATTGCCATCAGGATCTACCCAAGGTCTTCCTCTATCTACAATTGTTTTGGGGTCATCACTGTCGTAGCCAAAATATTCTCCAACAAACATAACTTTTGACTTGATTACTGGTTGAAAAGTGACTGGATCGATGTATTCTAAAACATCTACATAAATCATAAAGTCAATATCAAAATTATTTACATTCGTTGGACAGTCAGTGGGAATTGGTACTAAAACTTGATATGGAATAGCATCAATACCAAATTCTTTTCTCAAAATTTCTATAATTCTTGCTTCTTCTGTAGACCTTGTAGTAAGCCCCAAAAAATTATAATTAGGATCAGGAATATGGTTTTGAGATGTTAAAGCTTCACTGACTTCAGTCAAGCCAATATCCCTCAAATCGCTCCTAAATTGGCTTATATTGTATTTGCATATACTTCTATAATAAAATTGTATTGCCAAACCTGCTGGATCTACAGATAGCATATCAGATTGAATTAATTTAACTATCCCTGGACCATCGTAACCTTCTTGAATAAATTCATAAAGTCTATTTTTTGCATAATTATCTTTCAACTTTATTTGAGAACGTTTGATAGCATCCATTCTCCTATCTATATTGAAAGGTATATCTTGAGGTCTTTGACCAGGAAAATTCTCATCAATATATCTCATTTCAGATTCTGATAAGAAAGGTAATCCAGTGCTAGGATCAAATTGAGGAAAGAAAATTTGATAAAATTGTTGTCTTAATTCAGGATTTTTAAAACCAGTTTGCCTTAAAACTTTAGGACTTTCAGATCTTAATTCGGACAATAAACCTGCATTCTTGACAATTTCATACAAATTAAACTTGATAGGGTGATCAATTAATTTGCTCCATCTTGCTATTTCTTCTTCACCCATTTTCCCAGATAATGCAAGAACTTTAGTCCAGCCAGTATCGCCTTTGACATTAGTTTTACGAGCTAATTTTTGAATTTCTTCATTAATACCTTCAACATCTCTGACAACTGTTGGGTCTGTAAATTTAGAAGGCAATGGTTCTTTTGATGTTTTCCTTCTATCAGGGAATAATACTTTTAATGCTTCAGCTGGAGGATTAGTAAGCATAGTTGACAAATCGTTATCATCAAAATTAGGAATCTGTAATGCACGACTTCTAATTTCTTTGTATTCGTCAATAATCTCATTTACTTCTTTCTCAATTTCTTTAGATATCCATGTTTTGATAGAAGCAATTTGATCAGGATCTTGATAGTCTGGCAATCTTCCTAAAATTTCAGTGGCTTCAGGAGAGTTTCTTTTTGATGTTCTACTTAATTCAATCAATTCAGGAATAAATACTTGATTGACACGCTCTAATAATTTCTTGATAATAATCTCAGAAACTTGATTCGGATCTAATCCTGTTTGTTCTAATTGCTCTTTGATAGTACAAGCTGATTGAATTAAAGAAGTGATATTACTTCTGTATTTTTCAAGAAACTCAAATTGTTGTGGTACGCCTGTTACTTTTGTTTCTGCCAATAACTTGTAAGCAGCATCAATACCGATTTCTCCAGCTGCTAATTTTTCACCAATTTCTCTATCAAGGTATTCAGAAATATAGGCAGCTTTTTCTTCGATCGTTCTGCCTGGAATTTCTTCTGGAGATACTTTTGTGGATAAATCTGCAGCTGATACGTGTTTTTTTAAATTGAACATAAATGAGATCCAAATTAGAGATATGATTACTTTTCTTTTTTAGGAGTTTTCAGCCCTTTATATCTAGAATATTAAACCTAGTTTAACGTTATTCCTTGGAGGGTTTAACAATGGCGTTCTCTCTTAAGTTATATGCTGTGATCAAATGTTTGATTGCGGCTTTATTTATTTTAAATTCTCAACAAACATCTTATTTGTTATACTTGAACAACCCAGAAACAATTTGTAAGTCAGGAGTACTACACGATAAAAAATTTACACAAAATACCAGAGTGAGATATTTTGTTCATTATAAAAACGGAACAGACAAGCCACAAAAATTTTATATGAATTCTGATCTTAAAGTGAAATCATTGAAAAAATCTTTTAATGCTCATTATTTACCAGATAGAGCAGGAGCATATTCAATAAAAAATTTCTTCCTAGCTAAACAAACAACTGCTCCTTTGAATGTCTACTGCAAATTAGAACCAGAAGAAACTATATCTGGCATAATCGAGGGTGAATTTCAACAAAATGACAGGGTTATATGCAGATTAGGTGTAGAGAACAATCCGACAAATTATCTTGATGTTTTACAATTAGATTACAAGCTAGAAAAATCTCTTGATGTGTATATGAAAATCCCATCTTCTGTATTAATAGGAGAGAAAATTGAAGGCACAGTTTTGGGTCAATATGGTTCTGATATTAGGCTCACTGTAATCCCTCGTAAATCTGGAATTATGAAGATGTCTTTCTCTCCTCGTGGTGGTGATGGATTGCTTGTATTTTCACATAAGGGTAAAATTACAATGACTGAATTTGTATCTGTCAAGCAAGAATCAGATGTATTTTGTCTTAAGGTAGAAAAAAATGTGCCTGAAGTATTTACATTTATTCCTATTGGCGGATTGAACTACCCAATAAAGATAAATTTTAATCTTTATGATTTTACTGACAAAAATATAGCATAGGAAACAAGATGGAAGAGCGAAAAGTTGCTGGTGTAATTGTTGATGAAAAGACAGCTGAAGAACAAACAAGAGCTGCTATGGATGAACTTATGGGTGTTGATAGTGATTCCCATAATATGAAATTTGAGAAGATGTATGTTGTTAGAGATGGAGAAACCATTGAAATTGAAGTTCCAGTAGATGACATTGATCTTCTAGACGATATGGATGATGATGACCTTACTGAAGAAGGCGAAAGATCATTAGGAGTTATTGATGCAAATTTCGATACAACAACTAACCAAACTGCAGCAAAGAAAGACCGTGATCGTATGGCAGTTGTTTATGTTGAAATGAATAGCAAAGAAGACCAACCAAATATTGTTTGCCCATATACCGGAAGTTCAGATGTTTACCAAGTTGATTCTTCTACATGGGCTAGTTATGAGACTGATCAGCCATTTTTAGTGCGAATACAAATGACTGATGAGGAAGACTAATCTTCCTCATCCTCTAAAATTATTCCAAATCCAAGTTTAGATTGATCTTCTAATGCTTGGATTTCTTTTTTTAAATCGTCAATCTCTTCACTTAGATTATTCATTTGATTTTTGAGTTCTTTGAAATGTTTGCTGAATGAAACAAACATATCTCCAAGGATTTCTCCCAACTCTTCATTCGAAATATTTTCTTTAGACAATATTTCTTCTAGTCTTACTTGTGTCATTAGCCCCTCCTCAACTTTGGCTTTGGATATGATGAATTATTTTCTGATTGTGGTGAATTCATAATCAAGGTTAAAATTTCATCAAGTTTCAATTTGCCTTTCCTTGCTTCATCTGATTCTAAAGCCGCTTCAGTCAATATTGCTCGTAAATCGTATAATTCAGTAAGTAGCATATCCCGATCAATACTTATTTTCATATTCCCCTCCAATGAAGAAGCCAGCACAATATAGATTTTCACAAATAAACAATGAGCTCCTATGCTGTTTGGCTAGTCCTGGTATTTTATCAGAGACTAAGTTTGTTTTTACAAATGATTATGAAATAAAAATACCCAGCACTTTATTTGTAGATAATAAAGGCACAACATTCCGTAAAATATGTGAAAATTACAAAGACTTCAATAATCATACATATTTAAAATTTAGAAAAATAGAACTTGACATCACTGTAGATTTTTTTATTCCATATTTTAAATCATCAGAATTTCTTTGTATGAGCTGCAATAAATTACATAATGGCAAAACAAATAAATGTTGCCCTATGACCAGTAACCCTATAAAATTGATCAAGGCTGAACTATATAAAATTGAAATTCCAAATGTGTTTGATATACCCAATTCAATAATTAGATCTCGCTCTGAATTTGTATACTTGCATTTTCCAGATATATTGTCTACAATGCTTATAAGATGAATAGGCATATAGAGAGCATTCGTATAAAGAATTTTCAAAATCACGAAGATACTTTTTTAACTTTTGGATCTGGCTTGACAGTAATTACAGGTTCGTCTGACTGTGGCAAGTCAGCATTATTTCGTGCATTTATGTTTGTATTCGAGAATGAATGGAAGTCATATGATGTCAAAAATGGCCAAAAAAATACCGAAATCACTGTCATTTTTAAGAATGGCGACTATTTGAAGCGAACCAAAGGTACTGTCAATGAAGTAGAGTATCAGTATTTTGGAAAAGAACTTGTCAAACACGCAAAATTTGGCTCTGATCTTCCAAAAGATGTTGTGGAATTTATCGGACACACACCAAGAACAGCTCATTCTTATGTTCCTTTTGCTAACCAAGAAGATAAATTATTTCTTATCAATTCTACAGATACAGCAATACCAAAAGATATTTCAAAACTTCTAAGAATAGATGATCTAGAACAAGCAGGGTCATTACTTAATTCTGAAGTTAATAAAATTTCAGCAGATATAAAAAGAGTATCTGCTGAACTTGACTCAACTAAAACAAAATTAAAGCCATTTGAAAATCTTGATGAAAGAATAGAAAATTTCAATAAACTCAAAGATCTTATTCAAGATTATGAAAATTTAGAGTCTGAAATTGATACTTTAGAAGAATTTGTTGATGATTTTTACAAAGCTTACAAACAATATGTTGATTGTAAAAATGAAAAAATCAAATATGAAGCACTTGAAGAAGTTTATAGCTCAGTTATTCCAGAGTTGACTAAAAATTATAATGACATATCAGATGGTCTTATTTTGATTGAAAATATTTCAAATAAAGTGACTCAATATAAAACTGCCGAAAAGAGTTACAATCATTATTACGAAATTGCTGAAGGTGATATAGGACAACTTATTTCAAACTGTGATTCCATTCATACTGAATTATTAACTATGGAGAAGCTGGATTCTGATATTGAAAATACAAACTCAAATATTGATACTAAATTAGAAGATATCAAAAAACTAAATCAAATTATCAAAGAATGTGATATAGAAATTGAATCTTTGGAGATTTACGCAAGAGAAAATTTTGAAAGCTGTGAATCCTGTGGAAGATTCTGTGTGTGCCAGAGATTATCATGAAGAATGTAATTAAACAAAATAAAGTCATGTTTGTTGGTGATATTCACTTAATGGATAGGCAACCAAAAAATAGGCTTGATGATTATAGTTTGTCAATCAGAGCAAAGCTTGTTGAATGTTTGCAAATTGCTGAAGAAAGAAAGCTTGATGCCGTTGTTCTTCTTGGTGATCTATTTGAAGTTTATGAAGTTGGACCACTCTTACGAAATCAAACTTTAGAAATTTTGAAAGGTATACCAAATGGCAATAAACCTTGGTCATTTCCTATCTATATCTGTGTAGGGAATCACGATCTCGATAGTTCTTCAAATCTTGAAAAGACTGCTTTAGGAACACTTATTTCAGCTGGATTATTGATTAAGACAGACTATGAACCTTCTTTGGGTATATCTTTTGCTCATTACACTCCATCTTTAGACAGAGAAATAAAGCAAGGTTTTCTTACAACTTCATCAGCAATTATTTGGGTTTGTCATGCATCGATCTCAACAAAAATTGATAGGTTTGCTGAATATGCTTATCTTTTCGAGGATACACCTTTGCATCCCAATACAAATCTAGTCATTTCAGGTCATATACATCACGAAATGACGCAAACAAGAAGTGATGGCAAGCGATTTATTAACCCTGGTTCAATCAGTAGGTATTCAGCGTCTAGGGACAATTTAGAAAAAGACATTAAAATATTAATTCTTGACTATACATTGGATGGTGAAATTCAAAACGAAGAATATATCAAGCTTAAATCTGCAAAACCAGCTAGTGAAGTTTTTAAGCTTGAAGAAATGCAAGCAGCAAAAGAACTTAAGAAAGATACACATGAGTTCAAACTTAAGGTTGCAAACATGAGAACTACATCATGGCAGTTTACAAATCTTGATGATAAAATCTCTGCGCTAAGAACTAAAGCAGAAAACGCTAATATAAGCAATGAAATTATTGATTTAGCTATCAATGCTGTTAAGACCGTAAATACCAAGACTATTAAGGGGGAATGAAAAAATGACATCTAAAGAAATTCTAGATCAGATCGAAGCATACAAGAAGAAAAAAGGAAATGCTGAAGGTAAAGTTCAAGTTTTATCTACGCAGCTTGAACAATTTAAAACTGAATATGATGATTTAGTACAAACTTGCAAAAACAACTATGGCTGCAAACCAAAAGATCTTAAGAATCTAATTACAAATAAGCAATCTGAATTAGAAAGCAAACTTCAGGAGTTACAAGATAAAGTTGTTGAACTTGAAGGAGAGTAGTCTTGAATCTTCAGCAAATTAAAAGCTTTTGTAGTAAACTTGAAAGAGAATTGATTACTCTTGAAGCAGAACGCAAAACCTTACAAACTCTTTTAGAAGAACAAGAAAGTAAGATAAAAGAGTTAGAAGTTGATAAAGAACTCAACAAAAAAGCTAATATATTTATTCGCCAAATAGCACAAGAAACCAGACTTAATGCAATTTCTTCAATTGAAGAATTAGTTACTGCTTGGTCAAGAGATATGTATAGCCAAGATTATACTTTCACTATGGAAATGAAAGAAATAAGCCAAAAGGAAAGTGAAAATACAAGTCAATTTACAATTTCGCCAACATTGGAAAAAATAATTGATGGTGAGTTAGTAAAACGTCCTTTACGTGGAACAAGTGGAGGAGGACTGCATGAAATTATCAGCTATATATTGCGAATTGCTTTTGGAACTTATAATGGATACACAGGTGCTTATTTCTTAGATGAAGCATTTTCTGCTGTTTCTAAAGATGGAGTAATGAAATATTTATTGAAATTTATGAAGAAATATAACACTGAATTAGGTTTACAAAATATACTCATTACTCACTCTCCAGAAAAATTTGCCCTTATATCATCAAAAAATTATCTAGTATATAAAGAAAATGGCATAGCCAAAGTAAAAGAAACTTCTTTAGAAGAGATAAAGGAGATGCAAAATTTTGATTTGATTGAGGTAGAAGATGAAGACAGTTAATGATCCCACTTATGACTTTGTGAAAGGTATTTATATGCAACACGTTCCTCTTCAATCTGAATTGGTAAATCCATTTCAAGCCAACAAACGACAGCGCAAAAAGCCTGTAATTAAGACTTTGAAAGAAGCACCAGAAAATCTTAATGATTGGACGGCTAAGAATTTCACAGATTACTTCTTGAACGAATACAAGAAAGCATTTGATGGGGTTTACCGAGTCACTTACACCTCTGACAATAAAATCATCAACATAATTGCTGATTTTATGGAAGACAATAAGTTAGACAAGAATGAATGGACCAAGAAATTTATTGATTGGTGCTTCATAAATAAAACTGTAATCATGCAAAGGTCAGGACACTTCTTACTTATGGAATTTCCTCACTATTTGAATCGTTACTACCAAGATGTAATTAATACAAATAATTCTGCACCTCTGATTGATATCTATGATGAAGTGAAGAGCTTGGCAAAACTTGGAAGATCAAAAGAAATGTTTTCCAAATTTGGCATTCCTATTGTTTGTACCTACTATGCTAAGACACAAAACATTAGTGCAGAAGATTTTACATCTGGATTGAATCAACTTTTTGCCACACTTTCCAAAGGCAATGCTGAAGAAAAGAAACTGATAGCTGATACTTTTCAAAAATCTATATCAAGATCCCCATATCTTCCAGGATTTGAAATGCTTGATTGGCGTGAAATTTTCGTTAAATACACGACTAAATACAAGGAAGAAACCTGGTGGAGAGATGAAGATTATCCAGGCAATCCTAGATTTCAATTCGATAAGTTTATAAATGGACAGCAATCAAACAATAGATGAAATTGAGCTGCTAATAAGATCTAAAAGAACAGTCTTATATTTAGTATCTCAAGAAGAAAATAGAGTAATGTCAGCTTTGGAAAGTTTATGTTCCAAAGCTGATACTTCTTGGGATCTCGTAAAATGGGATATCGTTTCTGGACTTCATTCAACATTTCCAGAATTCTTACCAGCAAAAGCATCTGATTGTGTTTTGGACCAAGAAGAAGTATTAGGCTGGTTTAAAAAACTTATAGTTCCAAAGAATAAATTTTGTATCTTGGTGTTGAAAGATTACAATAAATTTTTTGGTTCTGGAAACTATCGTGGACAAGTAGAAATAAAAGTTGTCCGCCAATTGAAAAACTTAAGCTTTGATTTTTCCACAGAGAACAAAGCAATAATTATTCTTTCATCCACACTAGAACTTCCCACAGATTTAGAAAAATCTGTTCCTGTAATTGATTTTCCTCTTCCAAGTAAAGATGAAATAGCAGAAAAGATTACATATCTTTTAGATAAAGCATCTAAAAGACCTGATCTTGCTGCTAAATTTCAAACATCATATACCAAAGAAGAACTTGACAATGTAGTCAATTGTTTTAGAGGTTTGACAATATCAGAATGTGAGCAAGTTTGTACCTATTGTATGATCAAACACACATCCTTATTGCCTGAATCAATTATTCAACAAAAGAAAGATATTATCCGTAAATCAGGCTTATTGGATTGGATTGATGACCCTACTGATATGAATAGTATTGGTGGTTTATCAGGATTAAAATCTTGGCTCGAAAAACGTAAAGATGCTTTTTCATTAGAGGCATTAGATTATGGATTGCCAGCAAATCCCAAAGGCATTTTACTTGTAGGCATTCAAGGTGCTGGTAAGTCATTATTCGCCAAAGCTATTTCATCATTTTGGAATTTCCCACTTCTAAGACTTGACATGGGCAAAGTATTTTCTGGTCTTGTTGGAAGTTCTGAACAAAATATGAGACAAGTTTTTAAAGTGGCTGAATCTGTAGCTCCCTGTATTCTTTGGTGTGATGAAATTGATAAGGGCATGTCTGGATCAAGAGCATCAAGTACAACAGATGGCGGTACTACATCTAGAGTCTTAGGTTCTTGGCTCACTTGGATGCAGGATAGAAAGTCTCCAGTATTTGTTGTTGCTACTGCCAATGATGTTTCTTCATTGCCACCAGAATTATTGAGAAAAGGTAGATTTGATGAGATTTTCTTTGTAGATCTTCCTAAACTGCTAGAAAGAAAAACTATATTTAAAATCCACCTTGAGAAAAGAAACAGAAATCCAAAGAATTTTAATTTGGAATTATTGGCAGATTTATCTGAAAGTTTCACAGGTGCGGAAATAGAAGCTGCCATTGAATCAGCTTTGTACGAAGCATTCAGTGATAACAAAAGAGAAATCATTACATCAGACATAGTAGACGCAATTAAAGATTCCGTTCCCATTTCTAAATTGATGAAAGAAGAGATACAATACTTGAGATCTTGGGCTAGTGAAAGAGCAAGAAATGCCTCCAGTAGCAATTCTGAAATTAAGAGATACAATGAGAACGAGGATGATTTGTAATGGCTGAACCTAATTTTGAAGATATATTGGGTCTAAATAATTTAAAAGAAAACTTACGAGATAGTGCACGAAACCTTAGAATGAGTAAAGGTATCGGTTGCGCTCTTTGTGATTATTGGGGCTACACTGTTAATTACAAAGCTAAATCTGTAATGTGTTCATGTGAGAAAGAAAAATTTCTCAAAGAACTTTATGCTAAAGCTAATGTACCAAGAGTTTTCATTGGTAAAAGTCTTGATGATTGGAATATTCGTGCAGATTCTCATGGAAGAGATCTTGGTGTTGAATCTAAAACCAGTGAACGAGTTTTAGTATTACTTAAGCATTTTGAAAAATATATGAAGGATATTGTAAACAACGATCCTCCAATTATTCGTCACACTGGAAATATCAAGACACCACTTACATCACTAATTTTTGATGGTAAAAATGGTAGTGGTAAAACTTTTATCGGTGCAGTATTAGTTCAATCTGCTATCAAAAAAGGTTTGTCTGCTAAGTACTATGATTGGACTGAAATTATAAGTGTCTTAAGCGATTTTGATAAGAAAGATGAATTTGACAAGATGAATGAAGAATTTAAGAGTCTTGATTTTATTGTCATCGATGGAATTGAACAATATAAACAAACTCACCCTCAATTCCCTCAAAATTTAGACAGACTAGCAAAATCAAGGGTAAACTCTGGCAAACCATACTTTTTGTTGACTTATGGAACTGCGAATATTTCAACAGGTTCTGGTTGGAATTCTTTACTTCGAAATTGCATTACTATAAGGTTGCCTTACGCAAGATGAAACTAGATCAACGTTCACTAGAAATAATGTTCCTATCATCCATCACTAAAAGTCAAAAGTGTATGGATAAGGCTCTTGCACGTCAAATTACTAGGGATCATTTTGTTCATATAGATTCAAATGACACCTCTTCTTACACCCAAAAAATGTACGATTTTATAATGAAATATTGGGAAAGAAGTGGTGGAAGTTTATTAACAGGCTTTGTACTTGAATCATCATTGAATGAAAGCAATATCAAAGATTTCACCCGTAGAAAATATATTTCTCTTTGGGATGAGATTGAGAATTTTGACTTTAATGAGAATGATTTTTACGAAGTCACTACATTGCTTAAAAAGAATAAAGGTCTACGCACACTTACTAAAACTTTTGAATCATCTAATAGTCTTCTTGCTAATGGTGATCTATCTAAAACTGTAGAAGCTATCCAGAAAGACCTTGATGATATTCAGGAAGAACTGTCTGAAAAATTTTCTGAAATACAAAATTTTGATGTATCTAATAGTGCTGATTTCTTCAAATTAGAGTACGAAAAACGTCTTACTCAACCTGAATTATTTAAGGGTATTGAATGTGGAATAAGCAATATAGATTCTAAAACTTTTGGATGGATGCCTGGACAAATTATTGTTTTCTTGGCACCTTCTTCTGGTGGTAAGAGTGTAATGCTTTTAAATTCTGCTCTTCATGCAAATAAAGTGTGCAAGAAAAAAGTTTTGTATCTTTCTTTTGAAATGAACTCTTGGCTTTGTTTGCTTCGTCACGTTTCATTAAGTTTTGAGATTCCTTATGACCAAATCAAAGGCACTGATCTTTCTCCAGATGAAATGAAGACAATTTATGATGGTTTAAAAGGTCAAGAAGATGGCCCATATTTTGAATATGATGTCAATATGGAAGATCCTACACCAGAATATATTGATCAAAAAATTAGAGAATTGATTGCTACAAAAGGCAAACCAGATCTTCTTGTAGTTGACTATATTGGAAATATGACCGTGCGTAAAGCTGTCAATGGAGCAAAAGATTGGGAGAATCAATCACAAGCAGTTAAGGGTTTATTCTTGCTTGCCAAAAGATACAATATTCCAGTTCTCACTGCTCAACAGATAAACCGTGAGACAATTAGAGATTCACGCAAGTCTAAAGATGACAAAAAATTTATGTCTTATGATCAGGCTGCTGCATCTGGTGGACAAAACCTCATGCACCTTTGTACCTATGCTATTGCTATGGAGCCCAATCGGGAACATGGATATTGTATTCTTCATCCAGTTAAAATGCGTGATGCTTGGTTCAACCCGTTTCCAATTCGCATGAACAGAGAATACAATAAAGTATCAGAATTGGAAGAAGAAGAGCAGCAACAAATATTGGCATTACATGGTGTTGCAACTGGAAATACAGTTGTTAAGGAAGTTCCCACATCAGATCGTCCTGACGGCAAAACTCCTATCAAACGTAATCCAGTTGTTCGTGATGAAAATGGAAATGTTCAAGCAATTTTAGATGACGAAGAAGAAATTGAACCTATAAACTACGATGATGATAGAGAACTTTCTGTGTCTGATTGGATGCTTTATGAATAAAACTACAATCACTAGGCAATTTATTGATAATCTAGTGAAAAGTATTGATATTATGGAATTTATGGAGTCGGAATATGATTCTGACTTCATAATATCTAAGCACACTGATTGGGCAAACACAAGATGTCCTATGCCAGATCACGATGACGGCAATCCTTCTTTTGGTGTCAATACTAAAACAAATACCTATAATTGCTTTGGATGCGGAGCCACTGGAGATTTGATTCAACTAGTACAAGATGTTGAAGGTTTGAATTTTGTAGAAGCTATACATAAACTCTCTGTATTTGCTAAAATTGATATAGAAACTGTTGATTTTGATGTCAAATATCTGATGAGAGAAGTTAGTAATACAATCAAAAAATATCTCGAAAAAGAAAACAATTCTAGTAATTATCCCGGTGGTTTATCTGAAGTTGATTTTCTTATTTCTTTTGCGGAAAAAATAAAGAAATATGAACGCTTAAATAGTTACAATCCTGATTTTATTACTTGGACAGACAATGTTTACAAGCAAATAGATGAAGATTTACATAAAGAAAACTTTAAGAATTTAAATCTACTTTGGAAAAATTTTATTAAGAATGCAAAGATAAAAATGGGAGAACTAAATGAACAACATTGAAATTATTGAAAAATTGAAACAATCTTTTAATGATGCTCCTGAAGAAATTCCAGTGAATATTCTTATCAATGGAAATCTAGCTAATAAAATTCATTTTATTCATCAGCTTATGTTGGCTGAAAATCCAGGATATACTGAAGAAGATGTTTACAAGTACATCTTCTGGTCTGGCGCAAATAAAATTTTAGAAGATCTATCTAATAATGTCCAAAACGATAATCCTGAATCCTGAAGTTATAGCCCAAGTATTACAACACAATGAAGTGGATGTTTATATACTTTGGGCTATTTCTAAGTTAGTAGACCTTAATAATTCAGGCATCGTTCCTCTAGAAGAAATAATCAATATAGCAAGCAAAGTATTTCAATATTCATCTACCTTTGTTTACAAGATTATTGACAAAGGTATTGACAAGTATTGGACTGCTCCTCATGGAAAATTTGGCAAGAAAACTGTTTGTTTATTTTCTATCAATAGAATTATTGACCGCTTAAAGCCAGAAATAACTAGGTCAAAACCAGTAGCAGTACCGTTGTCTGCCCTTCAAAGTCAAAGCAAAAAAGTTGTCAAAGAACTCCTAATTTGTATTTTTGCTGCTCGGTATGAAGACGAAAGACCAGTGGCAATTAATACAATTTCTTTCTACACTGGACAAAGCGAATCTACAGTTAGAAATGCTATCAAAAACTGCAAATTTATTTCTGTAAAGCAAAATCTTGAAGTGGTAGACAAAACACTAAAAAAGACGAAATTATCCCTTACAAATGATCAAGTTCAAGAATATAAGAAACTCAAACTCATCCAAAAAAGTTGTTCTTACGTTATCTGTAAGCAAATCTCTAATTCTTATAGATTGCTGGAGTTTGATAGATTGCCTTTGCGAACTCGTCCAAAGGCACTAAAATTGATTGATAAGAAATTGATTCTTAATTTAGAACCAAGGCAATATCATCAAAAGAATGGTAAACTTTATTCGAATAGCAATAAAGCAATTCTCTAAATCTGCAAGTGAATGACTATCTTTGATGGCGCTTGCGAAAGAGGCATTATATGTGTAGTTCTAATAAAGATTTCGTACATTTACACGCCCACACGCATTTTTCAATTCAAGATGCATTACCTACACCAGCAAAATATGCATTAAAAGCTCGTGAGATGGGTTTCCGAGCCACAGCAATTACAGACCACGGAAAGATGGGTGGTGCTGTCGAATTTGTTGAAGCTTGTCGTTCATATAGCAATTTTGAACCTATCAAACCTATTATTGGCATCGAAGTATATACCTGTGAAGATCGTTTTGATAAGAGTAAAACAGAAGATGGTAGACGTAAGAAATTAAATCACCTCACTCTTCTTGCTCAAAACGAAACAGGTTATAAGAATCTTCTTTCTCTTTCAGCTCTTGGCAATGATCCAGATGCTTTTTATTATTCTCCTCGTGTTGATTGGGGATGTATAGAAAAGCATAGTGAAGGTGTAATTGCACTTTCTGGCTGTCTTGCATCTGAATTAAATCAATCCTTAATGCGAGAAGATGTTGACCTAGCCAATCGTGTTGTAAATAGATTTAAGAATGTTTTTCAAGACCGATATTTCATTGAATTACAGCATCACGGAATTGATGAACAAGCTCACAATATGCCTTTTCTTTTGGATCTTGCTAATAAGTATGATCTGCCTGTTGTTGCATCTAATGACGTTCACTATCTTGACAAATTAGATTGGAAAATTCACGATGTCTTGATTCAAATGCGTGATCAAAGAGACAGCAGAACAGATAAGAAAAATGGCAAGAAAGAAGCATACGGTAGTCATCAGTTTTATCTAAAACCTTATGATGATATGCATAAGATTTTTGGATCAAGTGTGCCTGATGCATTAAAAAATTCTGTTCTAATTTCAGAAATGGTTGAGGATTTCTTTAAGCTAGATGTTCCTCACTTACTTCCTGCTGCTCGTATACCAAAAGACAACCAAGAATTTAATAATTTTTGGAAAAGTAGATTGCCTCACCATAAAGCAAATGAAGCGTATTTGGCCTTTCTTTGCATCACAGGTTTACGTCAAGCCAATTTATTCACTACCAAATATTTAGCCCGTTTAGATAGTGAATTAAGGCAGATTTGGTACATGGGTGTAACTGACTACTTCTTGATTCAAAGAGAATTAGTTGAGTTTATGAAGCACAAAGATATCCACTTTGGCATTCGTGGTTCTGGTGTTGGATCATTAGTAAACTTCTGTCTTGAGGTTTGTAATGTGGATCCTGTGCGTTGGAACTTAATGTTTGAACGCTTCTTGAATCCTGGTCGTGGAACTCAATACAAAATAGATATATCTGAATTTCCAGCATCTCAATTTATTAGTGAATATGGAGATATGGATCAAATTCCTTATAGTAAAAAATTAAGGAAAATCACTCAACAATGGCTTCAAGTATTTCCAGAAAATAAGAAATATGAGCCTGAAATTGAGAAAGAACTTTGGGTATTAGAAAATCAAGGTTTGTCATCTTATATCTACAATCTTGCAAAAATGGGGATCAAAGCAAAACATAATGATTCTCAGCTTTGGACTGCTCATATTCTTGACATTACAGAAGAAATGCCAACAGATGGTCTAGTAATTTCAAAAGTTGCTGCCCTTCCTGACGTTGATACAGATATTGATGATTCTCGTCGTTCTGAAGTTATTGATTGGACTAAAGAAAGATTTGGAGAAGATCACGTAGCGCAAATTGGAACTTGGGGTAAATATGCTGCTAAAAACTCTGTAGTAGGATGTTTGAAAGCTTCTGCAAGATTCCAAGATACTTATCCTAATGATTTTCACAATCAGGCATTAAAAATTTCTGCATTGATTTCTAAAAAGCCCGGAACAACAATTGAAGAAACAATTCAAGAAAATGAAGAGTTTAAATTTTATTATGACAAATGGCGTGAAGAATTAGATAGTGCCATTCAGTTGGTTGGCACTTATTCTAACTTTGGTGTTCACGCTTCAGGTGTTCTTGTATCTTCTGAACCAATTTATTTAAATGCGCCAATTGAAAATAGTAAGGGAAACTTGTGTTCTGCTTACGATATGAAAAATGTTGAGCGTGTTGGATTGGTCAAATACGATTTTCTTGGACTTGCTGCTTTTCATCAAGTTGCTCTCTGTCTAGAACATATCAAAAGACTTCACAATAAAGATATTGATTTTAAAAAGATCAATCTTGAAGATCCTAAAATTTTCAAGAACATTTATGCCAAAGGTAAAACTGCAAGCGTATTTCAGTTTGCTTCAAAGGGTATGCAACAGGCTCTACGTGATGTTAATGCTTCTAATATTGAAGACTTGATTGCTGTGGCTGCTCTATACCGTCCTGGCCCTATGGATTATATTCCTCAATATGCAGAGGGCAAAAGGCATCCAGAATCTATTCGATATGCTCACCCTATTATTGAGAAACATTTGTCAGTAACTTATGGAATTATGGTATATCAGGAGCAAGCTATGTTCTTGGCTCGTGATATGGCTGGATTTACATGGCAGCAAGTGGACAAACTACGTAAAGCAATTTCAAAAAAGTCTGGTAAAGATTTTGATGATGTTTGTAATCTTTTTGCCACTAAGAGTAAAGAGCGTGGAATTCCTGAAGCAGTTATTGATGAAGTATTAGCATTAATGGCTAAATTTGGAGGATATGCCTTCAATAGATCTCACGCCTGTTCATATGCTTTACTTTCTTATTACACTGCTTATTTACGTAATTATTATCCTTCTGAATGGCTTGCTGCTTGTATACAGATTGATAGATTAGATGAAGACAAACTTGCTGTATTACTTAAAGAATGTAGCATGGATAGAATTACAGTAAAGCCAGCAAATATAAACGAATCTGGCGTTGAAACTACTGTAAACAAGAAGGGTGAAATTTTACTTCCTCTCTCTGCAATCAAGGGTGTAGGAGCTAGGGCAATTGACATAGTGCAACATCAGCCTTATGTCGATTGTAAAGATCTTGCATATAGAGCTAGACCGAATCGTGGAATGGTAGCTTTCTTGGCTGAACATGATGCTTTGAGCTGTTTGCCTGATACTTTAGAATTTGAAGTTGTTGAAGATTTTTTAGAATATTGGGACAATATTGTTGCGGAAAGAAACAAAGAAGAGAAAAATTCTTTAAGAATGCAGAAACTTGCAGAAAAAAATTCTTTGTCGTATGATGATATTGTCAACAATAAAGAAAGAAAGACAAGATCAACATCATCATCTGTAAAGACTTTGTTGAGTGATGGTTTATTTGATTAGGAAATATTATGGGAATTTTTGACGAATACGAAGACTACGACGATCCTGAATTTCAAATCAAAACTGAAGAAGATGAAGATTTTGATGAAGAAAATTCTTTATTGCTTGCCACGTTAGAATGGGCACCTATGCCTGAAACAGTTTCATGGCAAGATCCTAATTTTTCAAAAGATTTAGTAAGTCGTCTCAAGGGTGTAACTGAAGAATCATTTGCCAAAGAAGTGCAGAATTGGCAAGATGCAATTAGTGTGTTACCTTTTTATGATGAGATTGAAATTCGTAATGAAATTAGACAATGGGATATTGCAATTCCTTCAAAAGATGAATATGAATTTGAATCATTTTCAGCTTCTTATGCTTTACAGGTGCAATATAGAAACAGACTAACAGAAATTATGTCTGTTGTTTATGCTCACTATGAGATGATTTCTCAAGCACATAAAAACTTGAGAGAGATGGCTATAAAATTGTCAACAGGAACAGCAAAAGACAAAGAAGCTAGTGCTGCTTTCACTGTTCACCCATTTGTCATTCCGATGACAAACTCCAAAAGGCTGCTTACATATTTGGAGCATTATTTAAAAAATATTGAATTTGCAGCAACCCAAATGGATAGAATTTTGCGTGAGCATCAAGCCTTATCCAGAATCAACCAATCCTTTAATACAGAGGGAATGTCTAATCTTTATTCGAAAGATAAAACTCCCATGAATAAGGGAAATGCTATAGTAAGAACCAGAAATTCAAGAATTTGACAAAAGTTTTGAATTCTCTATTGCTTCAGCACAAAACATACAGTAAACTAAAAAATGTGGGACGGAAGAGCCCAATTGGAGAAAATATAAAATGACTCGACGTGTTTCTGCTACAAAGATGGTTGCTCAGTCAACTGCGCCAACCACTCCTCGTAATTCTTTTCCTCGCTTGCAGGATATTCTCGTAAACCTTTCAGTCAAGGATGCACCAAAAGTTGTGCGTCGTCTGAAGCTTGTTGGTGATCCAATTTCATTTATTGAGTACACCGATAAGGTTTATGTTCCAAACCCTAACAATGATCCTGCCCTTCGTGGTAAGACTCAGCGTGTTCCATTCCCAGACGCTGATTTGAACAAGTCATTTGTTCGAATTGGTCATGATGATCCAAAGCAGTGCCCTTGGAAGAAGATGGGCTACATTGGAACTGTTCAGTATGCTCAAAATGTCCTAGAGAAGCAAGAAGATGGCTCCTGGGAAGTAAAGATCCTCAAGAAGGGCAAGAGCATCTTTGGACGTATTGCTGAGCAGACAATTCAGAACTACGAAGATCCTGAGAATGAGGATGGTGACGGTCGTCACTATGGTAGTCGAAATTCTCCATGTATTAAGATTACTGCAACTGCTACTGGCATGCCAGCACCTAAGTCAGTTGACTATACTCTTTACTTTGAAGGTAAGCCAACCTATATTTCTGATGACATGGTTGAATTGCTTCGTAAGGCTGGAGAACCATCTGTCGAGGATTTGACTCGTGAACGTAGCAATTATGATGCTGATCGTTCAGATGACCCAAATATGCCTGAGTGGGAAGATTTCTTTGCCTATGGTTATCCATTGACTCGAATCTTCAAATTCACAGCCCCAAAGGGTGATGAAGCTCCAGTGTCATCAAATTCATACACAGTTTCAGCACCAGTTGAGGCTCCAAAGCCAGTTGCTAAGCCAACACCTGTTGTTGAAGATGAAGATGACGATGAGGAAGAATTCGTACCTGCTCCTAAGCCAACTCGTTCTGCCAAGAAGAGTGTTGTAATTGACGAAGACGAAGATGAGGATGATGATGATGCTCCTTCTCTTGGTTGGATGGGCAAGAAGTAATTGATAGAAGGGATGGAGCAATCCATCCCTTTTTGAGGATAAATTATGGCTAGAAAAGAACTGAACGAAGCAATTGATAAAGATCAAGAGCGTTTATTAAAGGCAAAACTTAAAGCACTTGGAATTGATGAAAAGTGTATCAAGTCCGGTGATGTAGAGAATATTGAATTTGTTCCTACAGGTGTCTTTGAAGTTGACTCAATTCTTGGTGCTGGTATGGGTATTCCATCTGGTACTTTAATTGAGTTTTGTGGTGAATCTCAATCTGGTAAGACTTGGCTTGGCTATAAGTTGATGGCCGAAGCTCAAAAACTTGGCAAGAAGTGTGCATTCTTCAATATTGAGAATTCATACTATCCTCAACGTGCTTTGTCTTGTGGTGTAAACACAGGTCAACTTTTACTTATTGAGAATGTTGGCTCTGCTGAAAAGTATGGTGAACTTCTTAAGTATATGGTTGAGACTGGAGATTATGGCGTTATTGTTGTTGACTCAATTTCAGCAATGATTCCTAATGATGAACTTGAAAAATCTCTTGAGCAAGTTCAAACAATTGGTCTCCACGCACGTTTTGTAAAGCGTCTTACAAAAGATTTGACTGCAAAGACTGCTGCATCTGGAACTATTGTTGTTCTTATCAATCAGCTTTATATGGGTAGTGGTGCAATGCCTGGTTCAATGGTTAAAACTGCTTCTGGCGGTAATGCTATGAATTACTTTACTCATATGCGTCTTTGGATCAACAAGATCAATGGTGCAGCTGGACAGGTCACCAAGAAAGATGCTGAAGGCAAAGATGTCGTAATTGGTGGCAAGAGCAAAGTTCTTGTTATGAAGACACGATATGGTCAGCCTGGTGTCACTGGTGAATTTAAGATTATGTTCACTGATGATGAAACTACTAATCCTGTAGACGAATTTCTTTACAAGGCTAAAGCTAAAGGATTTGAATATATCAAGGAAGTTCGTAAGAAATTTATTTATACGAACACTGATACTGGAGAAGTTGTTGAGTCAAAAGATGCATATGAATTTTGCAAAATGCTAATGGATCAACCAGCACCAGAAAAGCGTACCAGAAATGATATGTCTACTACAGCATTTGAGTTTATTTGCGGAAGATTGAAAGTAATTGGCAAACCACTAACTGATCTCATTGAAGCAATTAGCAAAGGTCCATCTACTGAAGATTTAGATGAAGATGATGATGGTGGCATTGATTTTGATGTTGCTGCAAAACAAATGCTAGACTAAATAAAAATCCCCTCTTTCGAGGGGATTTTTTTAATGAGACAAAGGACTTGTTTCAGAAAAGTCATTATAGATTCTATTTACTTGTGTTATGAAATTATGTTGACTTTTTGGATCGTCAAAAAAATCACTATAATCATTTGCTAACTTATCAGCTTTTTCTTTGAAAATATAAGCAATTTCAGGATATCCTTTATCGTGTTTTCTTTTTACAATTCTAAGTAAATCTTTGATTTGACCAACAATTCTTCTGTATACATAACCTTGCTCTCTTTTATCAAGAATAGGCTTTTTTGATTTTGATGGTTTATTTGTATCAACCTTTACAATTCTTTCATCATTTCTGTTGCTATCGCCATTATCTCTACTATCCGAATCATCACGCAAAGTTGGATTATCTGGATTTATGACAGTTGTAAATTTGCCCATATTTCTTTGTTCAGAAGCTTTTTCTATAGCTCTGTCAATATATTCTCTGTCTTCTTCAGAATATCGACCTGGATCGTTTTCATACCATCTAACTAATTTTTCAAAATCATTATTTGGATTTTGGGCTAATAAAAATATTTCTTTCATCAAATCTTTACGAGATTTTACTTGTTCAGAAATAAGCTCTTGAGAGACTTTTAAGAATTTATTATGAAGAATATTTGCTGACTTAATATCACCAAAGGCTTCTAATAATTCAATGTCTTTATTAATTTGTGATAACTTTTGAAAAATACTCATTATCCTAAATACACATCAAATAAACTGCTATGCAATCTATTGCCTAACTTGGATTTAAATTTATTAATTTTGCCATATAAGAACTTTAAATATTGACTTCTTTGAGGTTCTGGATATTTGTTAGCATCTTGCAATTGTTCGTAAAAAGTATTAAACAAATCTTCGCTGCCAGGGGGATCTACATTATTTCCAGTTGATGGATCTGTAAAAATTGTAGTTTTTCCAGGCCCAGGTATCATATTGTAATTACCACCTTCTGTTGGAGTGGGTGTGGGTGGGGGTGTAACTTGTGGTTGGGGCTTAGCAACTGGTGGAGCTTCATATTTAATTGGAGGAGTTGTGGCACCAGGTGAAGGCGCAGGGACTGAATTAGGCACTACTTGTTGCTGAAGAGCTGCAGCTCCAGGAGTTGGCATAACTGCCACTGGTGCAGCTGGTGCAGTTACCACTGGTGCATTTGGCATTCTTACTGCTGGCTGAGCAACCGGCATTGGTCTGTAAGCCATCGCACTGTAAGCTACAGGCACTGTTGTTTGCACAGGAGTTGAAATTGCCAATTGAGATTCCTTGACAAACTTTTCATGTAGAATATTTGCTGCTTTAATTTTGCCAGCTTTTTCCAATAATTCAATGTCTCTATTTAATTGAGCTAATTTTTGAAATTTATTCATTTTTACGACCTAAACTAAAATGATACTATTACTTTCCAAAGAGTTGATTTTTCTACCTTTAATGATACAATTTAAATGATGAACAGCTTTGAATTGAACTATAATCAATTTCTCCGCAACTTTGAAGAGAATAAAACTGTTCAAGAATATTTTGAAACTAGAAATTTATCTGACAAAATCGTCAAAAATAATCTTATTGCTTTCTGCCCTTCATATTCTAGATATGAATTTCCATTATTAAAAGGCAGATTAATTGTTCCAATTAAAGATGTTCATGGTAATTTTATTGCTCTAGCTGGTAGACAAATTCCAGATCTTAAAGAACAAACAGTACAAGCATTTTGGGATCTTTATGGGCATGAACCTGCTAAGTGTGCTGACAAAATCAATAAATGGAACAAAGGCAAATGGATAAACGAGCCATATCAAAAGAATAGAAATTTATTCTTTCTTGATATCGCAAAAACAATGGCACGTCAAAAGAATTACCTTATATTGACAGAGGGATATTTTGACGTTTATTCATTTTATGATAATGGATTAGAAAATGTAGTGGCTCTTTGTGGCACTGCGATATCTGATCATCAAATTGCTCTCGCCTCCAGATACTGTGATAATCTAGTTGTTCTTATGGATGGTGACGATGCTGGTAAAATTGCATCAGAAAAAGTTGTGAATAAGATAGAAGAATTGGGATTGAAGGCTATAAGAATATTTCTTCCACCAGGTATGGATCCTGATGATTTTGTCCAGAAATATGATATATCTCTTCTTGATGAAACTATTTTGAAGATGATTGATTCTGGTAAGAAAACATTAAATATAAGGGCTGAAAATGGATAGAATTGAAACTGTTTGGAAAATGAGAGATTGTAGTATGCAAGATGTCAAAGAACTTGCATATGAACTTGAAATACCTATTCCTGTAGCCCAAGTTATGCTTACTCGTGGAATTGATTCAGTGGATAAAGCTGAACAATTTCTTGACCTTAAGATCAATAAACTTCACAATCCAATGACTCTTCCTGATGCAGAAATTGCTATCAAAAGAATAAGCAAAGCAATAGATACAGGTGAGAAAATCTTTGTATGGGGTGACTATGATGTTGACGGTATTACATCTACAGCTATTGTTGTCACTGCTCTAGAAAAAATGGGAGCCAATATAGAATACAAAGTCCCTCACAGAATGGAAGATGGATACGATATCAAGATTCATTCTGTAGATCAGGCTTTAGCTTCTGGTGCAACTCTTCTTATGAGTGTTGACTGTGGAATTGTTGCATTTGAAACTGGAGCTTATGCAAAAGAGAAAAATCTTGATTTGATTATCACTGACCATCATCATCCTAGTGAAGATGGATCATTACCAGAAGCTATGGCAGTAGTAAACCCAAATAGAGATGATCCTTTTTATCCAGGTGAGCATTTTAAATCTCATAAGACAGATGATTTCCAACGCTATCCATTTGACTATTTGGCTGGCTGTGGAATTGCATTTAAATTAATGCTTGGATTGGCTCGATATCGTAAACTAAATGTTTTTGATTTTGTAGATGAATTGATTGAATTTGCAGCATTAGGAACTGTAGCTGACGTTGCTCCAATGATTGACGAAAACAGAGTGATTGTCAATTATGGATGTTCAATTCTTTCTAGTAGTAATAAACCTGGCATTAAAGAACTTCTTCGTATTGCTGGTGTGAAAGATGTAACTCCTACAACTATTGGATTTCAAATTGGTCCAAGAATTAATGCTATTGGTAGACTTGCTGATGCTGGTACTGCTTTGTCACTGCTGCTGTCTAAAGATGAAATTACAGCAGCTAATCTTGCCAAACAGATGAACAATGCAAACACTAAAAGACAAGAGCAGCAAGAAAAAGCCACTCAACAGGCTATAGATTATGTCGAGAAAAATTTTGATTTAGAAAAAGAACATATATTAATAATTGGTGCTGAAGATTGGCACCCTGGATTGATAGGTTTGATTGCTGGAAAAATTGCTGAAATGTACAACAAGCCTTCATTGGTTTGTTCGTTCAAGAAAGATGGATATGCTAAAGGTTCTTGTCGTTCCACTCGTGATTTTAATATTTTGGATGCTCTCAAGTCAGAAGAAGCTTGGAAGTTATTCAAGAAAAGAGCAGATGGTTCTACTGTTTGTGGGGGTCATGCTTTTGCTGCTGGTTTTGAACTTGCTATAGACAATATTCCAGCAATGAGAGAAGCATTAAATAATTATGCTCAAGATAAATTGGGAGAACCATCTTCTGAGAAAATTATTGACATTGATGCTCGTATGCCTTTTGGTGATTTGAATATCAAGACATATGCTCATCTTTCAAAAATATCTCCTTTTGGTAGTGGCAATCATAATCCAATTTTCATCACCAAGAATATGACTCTTGTTGAAGCTAAGCCACTAACCCAAGGCAAACACGCTAAATTAAAATTGTCAAATGGTGAAAAAACTTGGGTTCCTGCTAATGCTTGGAGACGAGGCTATATTTGCAATGAATTCCAACCTGGCGATAAAGTTGATGTTGTTTACACTGTAGAGTTAGACAATTGGTCAGGAAATAATAATTTAGTAATGATTCTTGAAGATATAAAACATTCTGGGTGATTTCTAATTTTAAAAACAGTAGTTATAATTGTAATATCAACGAGGGAATCTTAAGTGAACGAGGATATTACAAAACAAGCAAAGATAAGGACTCAAGAAAATTTAGAGAAGGCCATCCTAAAATATCAAGAAGCTTTACTGTCGGGCAATAAATGGCGGATAGATCGTGACTACAAAGAAGTATGTAAGTTATATCCGCCTTATTTACACATGCAAGAATGGTGGAATCAATACCATTATTTGTATGATTCACAAGAAGATTTTGCATCAGATTATATAAAGATTTTTTGCAATGTTTTATCAAATTGGAAACCCCGAAATACGAGAAAAGTGTCTCGTTATGGAGGAAGCGGGGAATTCAAAAACTATTTTATCGGTGCATTGCAACACAACTATATCAATTTAGTTAAGGCTGACAATGCTGGTAAAAGAAATCCATCCCAGAAATGCCCTATATGTGAAAAATGGGTAAATCCTCTTTCCACTCACATCCTAGTTCATCATCATCATATTCTTTGGGATCATCTCTTAAACACTGGTGTAATTTTAGAAGAACTTGAAAGATGTAATTTCTGCAAGTCTCATAAAATGCCAAGAAGTTATGAATGTGATGAAAATTGTGAAACTAAAAAAGATGGTGGGTGCGAAACTTGTATAGTCAAGAAGCGTACAGCAATCATAAAGAAGCATATTTTGTCTAAGCATTCATCTATGCTTTTTCAAAAATTCAATGAGCTATATCCTGATTATCAAACTGTTTCACCTAGAGCTTTAAGTGTTTACATGTCTGAAGAAGATGACAATGAAGATGTTTGTTATTATGATAGTATAAAAGATGACAACAAAATTAATAATCTAATGAATTTAGATTTAGATGAAGTTGAAAATAAAATTATTGCAACAATCTTGAATGGCTCTTCAAAGCTAAAATACGATTCAAAACTATATGGTTGCACTGCTTCAGAGTTTAATAAAGCTGTAGAAAATATTAAGACGAAAATGTCTCTTATTGGAATTGAGGAAAACTAAAAATGGATAAAATTGAAGAACCTGTGAGCACTATTGCCACAAATGATAAGTCAAAGAATAATTCAAATGACCCAAGGATATTGAAAGCTAGAGGAGGAGATCCAAATGCGGAAGATCCTACAAAAAGACCCACCGATCCTGTTGGCTTAAGTCGTAGTATTTTACATGTGCTAAAAGACCATGAATATGTTAGAATTTTATCAGTTGGCCCCACTGCATTGAATTCTACAATGACTGCTTTTAGACTAGCATCCAGAGAAGTTGAAAGCTTAACTAATGGATCAGTTTTAGTTTGTCGTCAATCAGAATACAATGCTGAAGTGGCTGGCAAGAAAACAAAGGGAATTTCAACACGCATTTTTGCTATTGATATTAAGTTTGCATTGTAAGAGATGAGAAAAACTAGCTGGCTTGATCAAAAAAGACAATTTTTATCGGATTATTTTGCTAAGAAAAATAACGGAATTATTAACATTTCTGTTGAGGAATTTTCTAAACCAGAAGAGAATAATATAGTCAGTAAATATCACTCTTGGACAAAACTTATTGATGAGTCTAGGAACTTAAATCCAAGTTTTGTGTTGTCATCCTTGGACGTTCATCCGTCAGGTTTTAGAGCAGATGACAAGCAAGCACAAATGCTTCTTGACACTGCTTTTGAGAAAAAAGTGGATGAAATTTTAGATGTATTGGATGAAAAGGATTTAGATAAATCTTTAGTTCAAGAAAGATTGTTAGATTATATTATTGCAAACAGATTATATAAAAAGAGGCTAGAAGAATTAATCAAAAAGCTTAAGAATTTGGACCCGTTTGAGTTGCAGAATTACAATTAATACCTCATACTAATTAAAGGAAGGGATAAAAAATATCTGATAGATTTCTTTCAGGTATTTTTTATTGTCAAAAAATATGGAAAAAATACTTCAAGAGAATAAAAATCGTTTTGTTTTATTCCCAATTGAACATCACGACATTTGGAATTATTACAAAAAAGCACAGCAAGTTTTCTGGACTGCTGAAGAAATTGACTTAGCTCAGGACCTTACTGACTGGGAAAAATTGAATGAAGGAGAACAGCATTTTGTCAAGCATGTTTTGGCATTCTTTGCTGCATCCGATGGAATTGTAAATGAAAACTTAGCAGAAAATTTTGTTGCTGAAGTACAGTACACAGAAGCTAAATTCTTCTATGGTTTCCAGATTATGATGGAAAATATTCACTCCGAGACATACTCCCTTCTCATTGACACTTACATCAAAGACAAAGAAGAGCAAAACCATCTTTTCAATGCAATTGATACAGTTCCAGCTGTTCAAAAGAAAGCAGAATGGGCTCTTAAGTGGATTGGTTCTGAGTCTTTTGTAGAGCGTCTAATTGCGTTTGCTGCTGTAGAAGGCATTTTCTTCTCTGGTTCTTTCTGCAGTATCTTCTGGCTCAAGAAGCGTGGTTTGATGCCAGGTCTTTCTTTCTCTAACGAATTGATTTCTCGTGATGAAGGATTGCATACAGATTTTGCAGTTCATCTATACAAGAACCACATCGAGAACAAACTTTCTCGTGAGCGTATTCTTGAAATTATTGACTCTGCTCTAACTATTGAAAAAGAATTTATCACTGAAGCATTGCCTGTTTCTTTGATTGGTATGAATTCTGAATTAATGAAGCAATATTTAGAGTATGTTTCTGACCGCCTATTGATGGATTTAGGTGTAGGAAAAGTCTATAATACAGAGAACCCTTTTGACTTTATGGCTAATATTGCTTTGCAAAACAAGACCAACTTCTTCGAGAAGAGAGTTGCTGACTATGTTAAGAGTGGTGTTGGCGAAGTTCAAGAACAAATTTCATTCGATGAGGACTTTTAGTTATGGATATTGTGAAGCGCAATGGTACTACAGAGCCATTGAAGTTAGAAAAGATTTCCTCACGTATCAAGAAGCTTACATATGGCTTGAACGAACGTGTAGACCCAGACATTGTAAGTACCAAGGTTGTATCTGGTCTTTATGATGGTGTTTCTAGTACTGAGTTGGATCAATTAAGTGCTGAAACTGCTGCATCAATGGTCACAGTTCATCCTGACTTTGGTAAACTTGCTGCTCGTATTGCAATTACAGCTCTATACAAGAATGTAGAAAAAGATTTCTCTGTAATAGCAAAGAAGCTCTACGAATACATCAATCCAAAAACTGGTGAAAAAGCTGGAATGATTTCTGATGAAGTTTACGCTGTCATCCAAAAGTATTCTCAAGAATTAGATGGAATGATTGTCCATGATCGAGATTTCAATTTTGATTATTTCGGTTTTATGACATTGCGCAAATCTTATCTTTTGAAAATTGACAATGAGCCAGCAGAAACTCCACAACACCTCTATATGCGTGTTGCTGTGGGAATTTGGCGTGATAATTTAGAAATGGTTCAGAAGACTTACGATATGCTTTCTCAAGGTCTTTTTACCCACGCTACTCCAACTCTTTTCAATGCTTCAACCAATCGTCCTCAATTGTCATCTTGTTTCTTACTAGATATTGATGATGATAGTATTCCTGGCATTTACAAGACACTTTCAGATTGTGCTTTAATTTCGCAATCTGCTGGCGGAATTGGTATCAACATCCACAAGATTCGTGCAAAAGGCAGTTATATCAAGGGCACCAATGGATATTCTAATGGAATTATTCCAATGCTCAAAGTATTCAATGAAACTGCTAGATACGTTGATCAGGGTGGTGGAAAGCGCAAGGGTTCAATTGCTGTTTACCTTGAGCCTTGGCACGGAGATATTTTCGAATTTCTTGATCTTCGTAAGAATCAAGGCAAGGAAGAATTACGTGCTAGAGATTTGTTCTTGGCTATGTGGATTCCTGACTTGTTTATGAAACGAGTTGAAGCTGATGGCAATTGGTCATTATTCTCTCCAGATCAAGTTCCAGGATTGATTGATGCTTATGATTCGCCAGACAAGAAAGCTTTTACTGAACTTTTTGAGAAGTATGAAGCAGAAGGCAAAGCTTTAAAGACTATCAAGGCTCGTGAATTATGGGAGAAGATTCTTGATTCACAAGTTGAAACTGGCACTCCTTATATGCTTTACAAAGATGCTTGCAACTATAAGAGCAATCAAAAGAACCTTGGAACAATCAAGTCTTCAAATCTCTGCACTGAAATTATTGAATACACAGATAAGAATGAGACCGCTGTTTGTAATCTTGCTTCTATTGCATTGCCAAAATATGTAATCATTCCATCTGGCAAGGTTCGTGAGAAGGATAAGAAATTACGTAAATATGATTTCAAATTCTTGTTCGATGTTGTTTATCAAGCAACAGTGAATTTGAATCAGGTTATTGATGTAAATTACTATCCAACACCAGAAACACAAGCATCCAACCTTAAGCATCGTCCTATTGGTTTAGGCGTTCAAGGTTTGGCAGATACTTTTGTAATGATGGGTCTTCCGTTTGAATCAGAAGAGGCACGTAAATTGAACAAGGATATCTTTGAAACAATTTACTTTGCTGCTCTTACTGCATCTAAGGATTTGGCAAAGAAATATGGCTCTTATGCGTCTTTTGAAGGATCTCCAGCATCTCAAGGTTCATTACAATATGACCTCTGGGGACTTACTGAAAATGATCTTTCCGGTATGTGGGATTTTTCAGCGCTCAAAGAAGAAATCAAGCAATTTGGTTTGAGAAATTCACTTCTTGTTGCTCCAATGCCTACTGCTTCAACTGCACAAATTCTTGGAAATAATGAATGTTTTGAGCCATTTACTACCAATCTCTATAAGCGTAATACTTTGAGTGGTGAATATGCCGTTATTAACAAGCATTTAGTAGAAGATCTTGTCAACCTTGGTATCTGGAATGACAGTGTTAGACTCAAATTATTCAATGAGAATGGTTCAGTTCAAAACATCCCTGAGATTCCTACTGATATTAAAGAAGTTTACAAGACAGTTTGGGAAATGAAGGGTAAGTCTATTCTTGAAATGGCCCGTGATCGTTCATACTTTATTGATCAATCACAATCATTGAATATGTTTATGGCTGAACCTACTGCAAGTAAACTATCTTCTGCTCATATGTATGGTTGGAAATTGGGATTGAAGACAGGTATGTATTATTTACGTGTCAAGCCCAAAGCACAAGCATTAAAGGGACTTGGAATTGATCTTTCAAGTGCAACAATTCAAGAAGTTGAAAAACCTAAAGAAGTGGAACAAATGAAGGATTTTGATCCTAATGAATTTTCTGCAAAGGTCTGTTCATTAGATAATCCAGATTGCGAAAGCTGCGGAGCATAAAAAAGAGGGGAGAAATCCCCTCTTTTTTTTATTATTAGGTTAGTTTACATTTTAAATATATATACATATAATTTCTATAATATGGCAAGAAAATTGATTTATGTAGAAGTTAAAAAGTTTTTCAATGACAACAACTGCACGTTATTAAGTGGGGATGTAAGCAGTGAAAAAAAATTAGAATATATTTGCTCTTGTGGAAATAAATATGCTCACAGATTTCGTGAATTTAAACTAGGTAGAAGATGTCCCCAATGCAATTTAAAGAAACGATCTAGAGTTAGAACACTTAAGGATTATAAAAAAATATCCCAAGTTTACAATAGATTGATGTCAAGATTAGTTAAGGCTCAATATTCAAATATGTCGTCTAATGAATTAAGGCTTGGATACACCAGGGATGATTTGTACAATCATATATTTAGTTACGAAAATATTCCTGAAGTTTACGAAGTTGACCATATCTTTCCAATTAAAGCATTTAAAGATCATGGCATTGACTTAATT